TTCTGGAGACCAGATGCTCCGGTGCTCTGACCAGAGTGTACTCTGCCATTGCGATCGAAGAGGATGTAACGGAAAACCCTTAATCGGCTTCTCCGTTAGTCCCGAAGATGGGGAAGCCAATCTGTTCGGGAAAACGGTAGATTCGTTACAGGAGAATGTTGTTGTCGGAGAGTCCGAGATTACCGGTACATTGAAGCATGTTACCGGATACACGGGATTTAGCAGCAATACTTCTGAGCAGGAAGGAAACTATCTTGCGTTGAAAGTTGATGCTGATTCCGAGGATGCAATTGCGACCGTCGAGCTTGTAGGCGGCACCAAAGGACCGGTTACGCTCGATGATGACATGAACATCGTACTCCTTATCAAGAATAAGGATACTCAGAGCATCAAAGTGACGGTGAACGATGGGGAAGATTCCGCTACCAAGACTTATGGGCTTACCGGATTGACTTTGGAGACAGAGTAAAGGAGAAAATTCAAAATGGCAAAGTTTTTTGGGAAAATCGGCTATGCAGTATCAAAGGATGTTCGTCCTGGTGTTTGGGATGGGGAAATCACAGAGAGAGAGTATTTCGGAGATTTGATTCGGAATACCAGTCGGTATCAGACTTCCGATAAGCTCAATGATGACATCAACATTTCTAATGAGATCAGCATTGTAGCCGATCCTTTTGCCTATCAGAATTTTCATGCAATGCGGTACGTTGAGTTTATGGGAGCGAAGTGGAAGATTTCCAGTGTTGAAGTTCAGTATCCGCGTCTGATTCTGACGGTAGGAGGTGTATATAATGACTGATCGACGAATCCTGTTTCACAAACTATTGTGCGAGATATTATCCTGCCCGATAGAAGGCGAACAGTGCCGATGTTATTTTCAGCCTCCGGAATCTATTAAGATGAATTACCCCGCCATTGTATATAGCCTTGACGATATTGACAAGACGTATGCGAATGACGGGGTATATTTGTCTAATCGAAGATATGCCATTACCGTCATTGATAAAGATCCGGATACGTCCTTGGTGCAGAAAGTAACGAATTTACCGATGAGCCGGTTCGACCGGCATTTTAAAAAAGATAACCTGAATCACTACATTTTTAATGTGTATTTCTGAGATTGGAGGAATAATTCAATGAGTAAACTTGTTTGGGATAAAGTTGGGGAACGGTTTTACGAAACCGGTTGTGATCATGGCGTCCTTTATCCGATCCAGACTGGCGGAAAATACAACAAGGGGGTTGCGTGGAATGGTCTGAGTGCAGTGACGGAGAGTCCTTCTGGAGCAGAACCCTCCCCTATTTATGCGGATAATATCAAGTATCTGAATCTGATGTCCGCAGAAGATTTTGGTGGAACCATCGAGGCATATACCTATCCAGATGAATTCTCTGAATGTGATGGATCGGTGGAGATTGCGCCTGGCGTATTTGCCGGCCAGCAGAGAAGGAAGGTATTTGGTCTTTCTTATCGGACGATTCTGGGAAATGATGTGGACTCCGATGATTACGGTTACAAACTCCATTTGGTGTATGGCTGCTTGGCTTCGCCGTCTGAGAAGGGCTACCAGACCAAGAATGATAGTCCAGAACCGATCGCGCTTTCTTGGGAATTTAGCACAACGCCGGTTGAAATTACGAAGACGATCGAAGGCAAGAAGCTGAAACCTACAGCAATCCTTACTTTCGACTCCACGAGAGTAGATGCCAAGAATTTGGCAGCTTTGGAGGAAATTCTTTATGGTAAAGATCCGACCACAGAAGAAGGAAATGACGGCGTTGACCCCAGACTTCCGCTTCCGGATGAAGTAATCGAGATCATGACCAAGGAAAACCTTTAATGAGCCTTTCCGTTAAGCCTGAAGACGGAGAGGCTGTTTTATTTGGGAAAGCAGTAAATGAATTACAGAGTGATATGGTTGTTTCCGATGATGAGGTGACAGGCACTCTGAAGTATGTCGATGGTTATGTCGATTTTAGCAGTAATGTTTCAGAACAGTCGGGAAATTACCTTGCTCTCAAGATTGAAGCTGAGCCGGCTGAAGCAGAAACAGTTGTCGAGCTTGTAGGCGGCACCAAAGGACCGGTTACGCTCGATGACGACATGAACATCGTACTCCTTATCAAGAATAAGGATACTCAGAGCATCAAGGTGACTACCACACACAACGAGGAAAGCGTCACAAAGACTTATGGTCTTTCTGGGCTGACCTTGGAAACAGAATAATCTATAGGAAGCCTCGTATTCAATGTGCGGGGCTTCTTTTTATTTGAAAGGAGAAAAAATTATGTTGAAGAAAACTATTCCCTATATCGATCTGAATGGCGTTAAAAGAACAGAGGATTTCTATTTCCACCTGTCAAAGCCGGAAATTGTCAAGATGCAGACAAGTGTGAAGGGCGGATATGATGTTCAGCTCAAGAGCATTGGCGCCGGTGCCGATGGCGGTCAGATTATGGAGTTCTTCGAGGATCTTATTAAGAAGGCTTACGGCGTCAAGAGTGAGGATGGCCGCCGCTTCATGAAGTCTGATGAGATTTCCAGATCCTTTATGGAATCCCCCGCGTATGAGGTTCTCTTTGAGGAGCTGGTTACAAATGACAAGGCGGCCGCAGATTTTGTGAATGCGGTGATGAATGTCGGTAATTCCGCCACGACTCCCGCAATCGCAGCAAACACTCAGAATTAAAGGAGATGTAAGAGATGCTCCGAATCACAATACCATCCGCAGAATTCTGGGATGAGGTGAAGCAAGAGTTTGTTTATACAAAGGCTCAGACCTTGCAATTGGAGCATTCTCTTGTTTCTCTTTCAAAATGGGAATCGAGATGGAATAAGCCGTTTCTGACAAAGCAGGAAAAAACTTTGGAAGAAACCATCGATTATGTAAAATGTATGACCCTTACGCAGAATGTGAATCCGGAAGTTTATAACTATCTGACGAACAGCAACATCAATGAAGTCAATAAGTATATTGCTCTTCCTATGACTGCCACCTGGTTTTTCGAGGAGAAAAAAACACAGGGAAGCAGAGAGCAGATTACGGCAGAACTCATTTATTACTGGATGATAGCCTTGAACATTCCGTTTGAATGCCAGAAGTGGCATCTAAATAAGCTATTCACTTTGATAAGGGTATGCGATGTGAAGAGCAGGCCGCCGAAGAAGCATAGCCGCAGAGAAATTATGAAGCGGAATGCAGCATTGAATGCGGCTCGAAGAAAGAAATGGAACACGAAAGGGTGATTACTATGAGTAATAGCAGCTTGGTGAATTGTACGGTAAAAAGTCCAAATCACAGCGGAGCTAGAACACATTCGATTGACCGAATCACTCCGCATTGTGTGGTCGGACAACTTTCAGCAGAATCTATTGGCGGCTGTTTTACCAGTCCCAGTAGAGAAGCGTCTTGTAATTATGGAATCGGAACCGATGGGCGGGTTGTTCTGTGTGTAGATGAAGCAAACAGAAGCTGGTGTTCTTCCAGCAACGCAAATGACCAGCGGGCTGTGACAATTGAATGTGCCAGTGATAAGACTCATCCGTATGCCATGACGAGTGCGGTATATGAAAAGCTGGTAGCTTTATGTGTTGATATCTGCCGGAGAAACGGTAAGTCAAAACTCATCTGGTTTGGCGACAAGGATAAATCTCTGAATTACAGTCCGAAGTCGAACGAGATGATCCTCACGGTTCATCGGTGGTTCGCTAATAAAGCCTGTCCTGGGGATTGGCTCTATTCCAGGCTGGGAGACCTTGCAAATCGGGTAACAGCTCAGCTTGGCGGAAGTGCGACCGACAGTGTCCCCAAAATTTACAAAACAGGTCTGTATAAGGTTGATGTAGGCGATCTGAATATTCGAAAAGGCCCTGGGACTAATTACGGGACCAATGGGATGATTACCGATAGGGGTACTTATACAATTACCGAAATTCAGAACGGTTATTGGGGCAGGTTGAAATCCGGTGCGGGATGGATCAGTGTTCATGAGGCTTATTGTACCTATAAAGGTGCTGCTTCCAGTGAATCAGCAGAGAAACCTTCAAGTAATTTTCTGGTTCAGGTGGATATTCCCGATTTGTATATCCGCAAAGGTCCCGGAACGAATTATGGAAACAATGGTTTCTGTCCGAAAGGCGTCTATACCATTGTCGAAGTTAAGAGCGGCGCTGGTTCCGATGCTGGATGGGGTAAGCTGAAATCCGGTGCCGGATGGATTTCTCTGGATTATGCAACTCGGATTTAAAGAGGACATGCCATGATAAGTTTCAGACAAAAGGGTGACTTCTCCAAGTTGACCCGCTTTCTGGAGAGAGCAAAAGAAGCGGTTCATATCGGAGACCTGGATAAGTTTGGTAAAGAGGGAGTAGCCGCCCTTGCGTCTGCAACACCGGTAGATTCTGGGGAAACGGCGAATTCCTGGTATTACGAAATCGAGAATCGAAAGGGCTCGGTTACGATTTCATTCCATAATTCAAATGTTCAAAATGGAGTTCCAATTGCTGTTATTTTGCAGTATGGACATGGGACTCGAAACGGCGGCTGGGTACAGGGGCGAGATTATATCAATCCTGCTATCCAGCCTATTTTTGACAAAATCGCAAATAACGCATGGAAGGAGGTTACTAAGCTATGAGTACGACAATTGACGAAAGAGTCGTTGAAATGCGATTCGATAATAAGCAGTTTGAGCAGAATGTTCAGACCAGTATATCGACAATTGAAAAGCTCGAAAAAAGCTTAAATCTCAAAGGTGCCTCCAAAGGATTGGAAGATGTGAATGCCGCGGCCAAAAACTGCAACATGACTCCGCTTTCCAATGCAGTTGAGACAGTAAGGATGCGGTTCTCAGCGTTGGAAGTTATGGCTGTTACGGCTCTGGCGAACATCACAAATTCAGCGTTAAATGCTGGTAAAAATATTGTTTCTGCACTGACGATCGACCCGATTAAGACGGGATTTCAAGAGTACGAGACACAGATCAATGCAGTTCAGACCATTCTTGCCAATACACAGAGTAAAGGGACAACAATCGACCAGGTAAATGCGGCTCTTGATGAGCTGAACAAATATGCCGACCAGACGATTTACAATTTTACGGAGATGACTCGTAATATTGGTACTTTCACGGCGGCTGGCGTTGATCTGGATAAATCAGTAACCTCGATCAAAGGTATTGCAAACTTAGCGGCTGCTTCAGGTTCAAATGCTTATCAGGCTAGTACCGCTATGTATCAGCTTTCGCAGGCGATTGCAGCAGGCAAGGTTAGTTTGCAAGACTGGAACTCTGTTGTAAATGTAGGAATGGGCGGTCAGCTATTTCAGGATGCTTTAAAGAGAACGGCTGAACATTTTGGCGTGAATATGGACGCCATGATTGAGAATTACGGTTCATTCCGAGAGTCTTTGACCAAAGGCGGATGGTTGACGACCGAAGTGTTGACCGAAACTCTGACGCAGTTGTCTGGAGCTTATTCGGAGGCAGACCTTATTGCTCAGGGATATACCGAAGAACAGGCTAAAGAAATTACGGAACTGGCTCAAACGGCATTGGATGCGGCTACTAAGGTAAAGACATTCACGCAGTTATGGGATACTCTGAAAGAATCGGTTCAATCCGGATGGACTCAAAGCTGGGAGATTATTATTGGCGATTTTGAAGAAGCAAAAGAGCTTTTAACCGAGGTCAGCAATGCTCTTGGCAACATGGTAAATGCTTCTGCCGAAGCAAGAAACAAGATGTTGCAGGATTGGAAAGACCTTGGTGGTCGAACCGCCCTGATAGAATCGGTAAGAAATGCCTTTGAAGGTTTGGCGGGAGTAATAAAACCTATCCGAGAGGCGTTTAAGGAAGTCTTTCCACCGATGACAGGAGAGCAACTTTACAATCTTACTGTCGGATTGCAGGAACTTACAGAAAAATTCAAAATAGGAGAAGAAACAGCGAATAACCTGAAGAGAACATTCAAAGGGGTATTCGCTTTATTTGATATTGGGCTTCAGGGTATCAAAGCACTGGTTGGTGGATTCGCCGATTTGATCGGATATGTGGCTCCGGCTGGAGATGGGATTCTTGGGTTTACAGCCAGTATTGGAGATTTCATTGTTGGTATCGATGAAGCCATTAAATCTTCCGATGCCTTTAATAAAGCTATCGAAGGAATCGGGAATTTCCTGAAACCAATCGCGGATGGAGTAAAGACTTTTGTAAAAACAGTTGCTGATGCTTTCGGCGAGTTTGCGAATGTTGATACCAGCGGTCTTGATAATTTTGCGGATAAGGTACAGACCCGATTTGAACCGTTTGTAAAATTAGGCGAACTGGTAAAGAAGGCGTTCGAGGGCATTATTGGGATTGTCGAGAAGGCGGCTCCAGTTCTATCGAAGCTCGGTTCCATTGTCGCAAATGCGTTTGGGAACCTTGGGGAAGCAATTCTCACAGCATTTGATACCGCAAGTTTTGACCCGATTTTAGACTTAATCAATACCGGATTGTTTTCTGCAATTCTGATTGGAGTGAAGAAGTTCATTGATTCTCTATCAGAAATCACGGAAAACGGTGGTGGAATTCTTGGCTCGTTCAAAGACATTTTGGATGGAGTTAAGGGGAGTCTTGAAGCATGGCAGTCAAATCTGAAAGCTGGAACTCTTCTGAAAATTGCCGGCGCTATGGCAATCCTGACCGCAGCGATTGTTGCATTGTCTTTAGTTGATTCCGAGAAGCTAAATGCGTCTTTGGGAGCTTTGAGTGTTCTGTTCGTTGAACTGCTTGGTTCAATGGCCATCTTTGAAAAGATCATGAACGGAGCAGCAATCAAAGGAATGGGACAGTTGACCATTGCGATGATTGGAATGTCCACCGCCGTTCTTATTCTTGCGGGAGCAGTTCAGAAATTATCTGGTCTGGATTGGGATGAGCTTCTGAAAGGATTGGTCGGTGTTGCCGGGTTATCTGCTATTCTGGTAGCGTCCGCAACAGCGCTTTCCAAAACATCGAAAGGACTGATAAAAGGTTCTGCTGGTTTAGTAGTATTTGCAGCAGCGATTCGAGTGCTTGTGGGAGCAGTTGAAGATTTGGGAGCTTTGGACGTAGGTTCTTTGGCTAAAGGTCTAATCGGAGTCGGAGTTCTTTGCACAGAACTGGCATTGTTCCTGAAGGCTACGGATTTGGATGGAATTGGAGTTCTGAAAGGAACAGGGTTAGTTCTTCTTGCGGCATCCATCAATATTCTGGCAGATGCGGTTAGTGCATTTGGTGCTTTGGATATTTCCAGTCTTTTGAAGGGACTATCTGCGGTTGCAGTGGTTCTTACTGAATTGGCAGTATTTACCAAAGTGACAGCCAACGCGAAACATGTAGTTTCCACCGCTACAGCAATGACGATTCTTGGAGCAGCCATGCTCGTGTTTGGGGAAGCAGTAGAAAAGATGGGGAACTTGTCCTGGGGCGAGATTGGTCGAGGGCTTACCACAATGGCTGGTTCTCTGGCGGCCGTGACAGTTGCGATGAATCTTCTTCCGAACGGAATGATATCGAAAGCGACTGGAATGGTAGAGGTCGGCGCAGCATTACTCATCATCGGTGAAGCAGTCCGAAATATGGGTGGAATGTCCTGGGATGAAATCGCTAGAGGATTAGTAACCCTTGCAGGTTCCATGACCATTCTTGTTGTTGCACTTAATGCAATGAAGACTGCACTTCCGGGCGCGGCAGCAGTTCTTACGGTGTCCGCTGCATTGGCGATATTCACTCCGGTTCTCAAGTCATTGGGAAATATATCCTGGGAGAGCATCGCTAAAGGACTGGTGGCACTGGCGGGTTCTTTCACTGTTCTCGGTGTTGCAGGAGTGGCATTAGGACCATTGACCCCAGCTATTTTAGGACTTTCGGCCGCTATTGCTGTGTTGGGAGTAGGATGTCTGGCCGCAGGTGCTGGCATTCTCGCATTTTCCACTGGACTTTCTGCTTTGGCAGTGTCTGGAGCGGCGGGAGCAGCATCTCTAGTAGTGGCAGTATCCAGTATTCTCAGTTTGATTCCGTTGCTGTTCGAATCTATCGGGGAAGGAATCCTTTCTCTTGCTGGAGTAATCGCAAATGGTGGGCCAGCTATTGCTGAGGCATTTACCGTATTGGTGCTTGCCGCAGTCGAGGCTTTGGTTACGGCTGTGCCAGCGGTCGTGGACGGATTATTTATCCTGATCGACAGTGTCCTTTCGGCTCTGGTCGAACATACACCGACCATCGTGGAGCAGTTATTCGATATTCTGATTGGGATTATTCAGGCTATCACAACGAAACTACCGGAATTGATTAAAGCTGGCGTAGAGTTACTGATGGCTTTCTTTGATGGGGTAATCGATGCCTTGAGTGGTATAGATGTGAATGTACTCATCAAAGGAATCGCTGGAATTGGTTTGCTCTCAGCAATTATGCTTGCTCTCAGTGCTGTTGCTTCCTTGGTGCCTGGGGCTATGGTTGGTGTTCTTGGAATGGGCGCGGTCATTGCGGAGTTGGCATTGGTTCTGGCGGCTGTCGGCGCTCTGGCTCAGATTCCTGGGTTGGAATGGCTTATCGGTGAGGGCGGAAATCTTCTTCAGGGAATTGGTACTGCGATTGGCAAATTTGTCGGTGGCATTGTTGGCGGCTTCATGTCCGGAGTCTCCAGTCAGTTCCCTCAAATTGGCGCAGACCTTTCTGCATTTATGACGAATGTACAGCCATTTATCGAAGGTGCCACGCAGCTTAATCCTTCCATGCTGGACGGCGTGAAAGCATTGGCGGAAACCATCCTTATCTTGACGGCAGCCGATATTCTGAACGGATTGACTTCTTGGCTTACAGGTGGATCTTCCCTGAGTGATTTTGCCACCCAACTCGTTCCCTTTGGTGAAGCGATGCGGGATTTCTCTATCGCCATTGCCGGTATGGATGGGGAATTGGTGGCAAATGCGGCTACTGCCGGAAGGACGCTTGCGGAGATGGCAGCAACTCTTCCGAATTCTGGAGGGGTTATCGGATTCTTCACAGGCGAAAATGATATGAGCGCATTCGGAGCTCAGCTTATTCCGTTTGGCGAGGCGATGATGGGCTTTGCAAATGCCGTAAGAGGACTGGATGCTGACACCGTAACGAATGCTGCTACCGCAGGAAAGGCCATGGCTGAAATGGCGACCACAATTCCGAATTCCGGAGGCGTGGTAGGTTTCTTTGCCGGTGAAAATGACATGGATGCATTTGGTGAGCAGCTTGTACCGTTCGGCGAGGCAATGATGCTGTTCTCACAGGCTGTAAAAGGTCTGGATGCAAATGTGATTGTGGAATCCGCTACGGCAGGAAAGGCGTTAATCGAATTGGCAAATACTGTACCGAACAGTGGCGGTGTCGTTGGCTTCTTTACCGGAGAGAATGACATGGATACGTTTGGGGAGAAGCTAGTGCCGTTTGGTAGAGCAATGAAATCCTACTCTGACGCAATTGCAGGCATTGATGTGGAAGCTGTTACAAATTCAGCAACGGCTGGCAAAGCAGTGGTTGAGCTGGCAAATACATTACCGAATACTGGTGGATTGGTAAGCTGGTTTACCGGAGACAACGATATTGCAGCCTTTGGTACGAGCTTGGTTTCCTTTGGTAAGAGCTTCGCACAATACTCCGACTATATGAAGGATGTGGATGCGAATATCGTTACTACCACGACCAATGCTGCGACATCCATTGTTGAGCTTCAGAAAAGTCTTCCCAAAGAAGGCGGATGGTTCTCTGATGATATGACACTTGCCAGCTTCGGCAGCGATATGGCTTCGTTTGGAGCTCATTTCAGCAATTATTACAACAGCATCAGCGGTATTGATACGACATTGCTGTCCGGAGTAATTACCCAGACAAATCGGCTTGTAAGCATGGCAAATGGGATGGTTGGTCTGGATACAAGCGGTATGACTTCTTTCAGTTCCGCATTGACAACGCTTGGCGAAACTGGTGTGACCGGATTTATCAACGCGTTCAATAATGCAGAATCGAAAGTAACGGCTGCGGCTTCGAGTATGCTGTCATCCTTCATCAATGGCGCAAATGCAAAGAAATCCGAACTGACAACAACATTCACCACGCTGGTTCAGGCTGTATTGACAGCAATCAATGGAAAACAGGGCGAGTTCCAGACCAGTGGTTCCACGATTATGGTTAAGTTTATCGCAGGTGTACGGTCTCAGGATAGTCCTTCCAGAACAACCTTTACCAACATCGTTAGCGGTTGTTTGACTGCAATACGAAATAAGTATGGGGAATTCACATCGACCGGAACCCAGACCATGGTGAAGCTGATTGCTGGTGTCAGATCACAGGACAGCAGTGCGCGAATGGCATTCACAACCATTATCAGTGCTTGTCTCACTGTAATTAAAAATAAGTATGCAGAATTCACATCAACGGGTAGAGAATGCATGGTTAAGTTTATCGCAGGTGTGAGAAGTAAGGATGGTGAACTCCGAACTGCTTTCACAACGACGCTGAGTGGTTCCATAACCGCCATCAAAGATTATTATAGCCAGTTCAAATCTGCCGGCTCATATCTGGTCGATGGTTTCTGTGATGGTATCAGTGAAAATACATGGAAAGCAGAAGCAAAAGCAAGAGCTATGGCAGCCGCTGCTGAAGCGGCAGAAGATGAATTGGACGAGCATTCTCCTTCTAAACGTTTTTATGGAATTGGTAACTTTGCAGGAGTCGGCTTCATAAATGCGTTGATTGACAATGTCTCCAAGGCTGGAAAAGCCGGACGGGAAATTGCCAGATCTTCTATCGACGGACTAAATGACATTATTTCCAGAATTGCAGATTATGTGGATGCGGATATGGATGTCCAGCCTACTATTCGGCCGGTTCTTGATCTGTCCGCTGTGGAAGCAGGGACTGGAAGGCTGAATACTCTGTTTAGCAGAAATCAGGCATTGTCCGTCAGCACAGGGATGAATGACCGGGTTTCTGAGATGGAAGTTCAAAATGGAGAAAGTTCTCCTACCGGAAATACCTATCAATTCACGCAAAACAATTATTCGCCTAAGGCTCTGTCGAGAATTGACATTTATCGGCAGACAAAGAACCAATTTTCGGCGATGAAAGGGCTGGTGGGTAACACATGATTAGAGCAGTAACTGTAACTAATTACTTAGGCGAATCGAAAAGATTTGAATTAGCGTTCCCGGAGGAATCCGGGTTCGCTGTTCAATCTATCAGTGGATTGGGGCCGAGCAAGGCGGATATTAACACGACAGAAATTTCTACGAATGATGGATCGCTGTATAACTCAGCGAGAGTAAATTCCAGAAATATCGTTATGTCTCTGAAGCTGATGTTTAATCCGCAGATCGAAGATACAAGGCATAATTCCTACAAATACTTTCCGATAAAGAAGAGAGTAACGCTTCTCATTGAGACGGATAATCGTATTTGTGAGACTTATGGCTATGTGGAATCAAACGAACCGGACATCTTCAGCAGTGATGAAACGACACAGATTTCCATCGTGTGTCCCGATCCTTATTTTTATTCCGCTGGTCCGGATGGAACCAACACAACGATCTTCTATGGGGTGGAACCTCTGTTTGAGTTCGCTTTTTCCAATGAATCTTTGACCGAATCCCTAATCGAATTTGGTGAGATCAAGAACGAAACCGAGCAGACGGTGTATTACTCTGGTGATGCTGAGATTGGCGTTGTGATTACTATTCATGCTATCGGAAATGTGAGAAATATCACGATTTACAATACTGGTACGAGAGAGGTAATGCGTATTGATACGGATAAACTGGAGCAGCTAACCGGTTCCGGAATGGTTGCCGGTGATGAAATCATTATCTCCACCATTAAAGGGGATAAATCAATTACGCTTCTTCGAAACGGTATCTACACCAATATTTTGAACTGCCTGGATAAAGATTCTGACTGGTTTCAGCTATCTAAAGGTGATAATATTTTCGCTTATGTGGTGGAAGAAGGAACGACCAATGTGCAGTTTAAGATTGAAAACAGAACAGCGTTTGAGGGGGTATAGTTATGGAATTGATTGTTCTGGATACTTCTCTAAAAATGCTTTCTGTGCTTGATACCTTTGAGTCTCTGATATGGACGGAGCGGTATTCCGCCTATGGGGATTTCGAGATATACACAAGCATCAACGATTCTGTTCTTGAAATCTTGAAAGATGACTATTATCTCTGGCTGAAAGAATCCGACCAGACCATGATTGTAGAGGATAGAAAGATTGAATCTGATGCTGAAAACGGAAACCACTTCACGGTTACTGGAAGGTCATTGGAATCCATTCTGGAGCGACGTATCATTTGGAAACAAACGATTCTGAGTGGAAACTTTCAAAATGGAATCAAAAAGTTGCTGGATGAGAATATTATCAATCCTTCTGACACTTCCCGAAAGGTGGAAGGACTGATATTTGAGGCGTCCACGGACCCAGCGATTATCAGACTGAAGGTAGATGCGCAGTTTACCGGAGACAATCTGTATGACGCCATTAAAAAGCTGTGCGATTCCAAAAATGTCGGTTTCCGAATCAAGCTGTCCAATGATAACAAGTTTGTCTTTAAACTCTATGCCGGCGCAGACCGTTCTTACGATCAGTTTACGAATCCATACGTCATCTTTTCTCCCAAATTTGAGAATGTAATCAATACCAATTATCTGGAATCAAAGAAGACTTTAAAAACCGTTACTTTGGTTGCCGGAGAGGGAGAAGGATCTGATCGGAGGACTACAACTGTAGCTTGTGCGTCTGGCGCCGGAACAGGTTTGAATCGAAGGGAGCTTTACACGGATGCTAGGGACGTTTCTTCGACCGTGGATAATGAAACCCTGATGGACGCCGAGTATAACGCACAGCTTTCTCAAAGAGGTTTGGAGAATCTGGCCGAAAATATCGCAACCAAATCCTTCGAGGGTAAGGTTGAAACAACGAGGATGTATCGATATGGGGAGGACTTCTTCCTGGGAGATATGGTACAGATTGTGAATGAATATGGCATTGAAGGAAAAGCCCGTGTCACAGAATTCATTCGTTCCCAGAGCAAAGAAGGACTCGATTCATATCCGACATTCGTTACCGTAGAATAGCAGGAAAGGGGTGAAGAAAAATGAGTGTCACTTATGGGTTCTATAACTCAAAAAACAAAGACCGGCGATACGATGCCATTCAAATGTCCAGTATTTTTGACGGGATCATTCGTGACGGCATTTTGCAGCATGTCGGGACTGCTATGATGGTGAATGCATCTACTGGCATGATGGTGAATGTCGGAATCGGACGGGCGTGGTTCAATCATACCTGGACACTAAATGACGCCTTACTTCCATTGACTGTACCACAGTCGGAAGTGATTCTGAATCGAATTGATGCGGTTGTTTTGGAAGTTGATTACAGAGAATCGGTTCGCGCAAATGCAATCAAAATTATCAAAGGCACGCCGGCTACCAATCCGGTGAAACCAACGATGATTAGTACAAATGACCGTTGGCAGTATCCATTAGCGTATATTCGGGTGAATTCCGGAGTTACTTCCATCCGCCAGGCAGACATTACAAATGCGGTTGGTACATCGGAGTGTCCGTTCGTAACGGCTCCACTGGAGATGATGTCCATCGATGCCTTGGTTGCGCAGTGGAAAGATCAGTGGGACGCCTTCTATGAAAAAGAGACATCCGATATGGAAGCCACAAATGCCTTCTGGAAAGAGCAGTGGTCAAAATGGTTCAACGCCCAGACGGAAGAAATCCAGCAATCTTATCTGGAATGGGAAAAGCAGTGGGATGATTGGTATGCTGCTCAGACGGCGGATATGCAGGAGACAAACGCCTATTGGAAACAGTTATGGGCGTCTTGGTTTAATGAGTACACAAATGACAATACATCTGAAATGGCCGCGTGGAGAGAGAACGCTCAGGCATTGTTTGATGAGTGGTTCCAGCAGTTGAAGGATACTCTTTCGGAGGATGTGGAAGCAAACCTGGCAAACCAGATATTGGAGTTGCAGGAAAGAACGAAGATTCTGGAAGAATTTGCGGAAGGGCTTCGGACGGAATTTACCGTGTACAACAAGCTTTATGACAATGGATACGAGAATTACGACAATCTTCTCGATTCATCCGAAGGAACTATTATTGACAGTAACGTGGACCCGATTGTGGCTCGTGCATATTCCAGCTCCTTGATTCTGGACAGCAATGGACAGCCTATCGATGGCCGCGTTATTTTTTGTATTAAGTAAAAGGAGGACATGTCAAAAATGAAAATTACGGATTACGAGAAAGTCCAAACGTTGGATTCGAGCAATATTGTATTGATCGATGGAAACAATGGGACAAAAACCATCCTTGTAAGCGATCTCGCAAAGGCTTTGGTTAAGCTTCTCAGTTCTCAGGACTTTATTTCCGGAGTTAATCTGTCGGAGCTTACTCAGATCAATACTTTGACGGCAGATGACAAACTGCTGATTGGAACGGCTGAGGGAAACAAAGCCATTGGTGCAGACGATTCACTCTTTGCGATTCTGGACGCTTTCGTTCCGAAGGAGCAGCGTCGGATGATTTACAGAGGGAAGAATCTTGGTGCTGTTGTGACAGAAGAGCAGAAAGCCAACATCAAGAATGGGACTTTCAAAGGCTTTTTCTTGGGCGATTACTGGACAATTGGCAGCTATACATGGAGAATCGTAGACTTCGATTACTGGCATAACTGCGGAGATACGGATTTCACCACTCCTCATCTGATTATCATGCCGGATAAACCGCTTTACAACGCACAGATGAATGAGAAAAACATCACAACCGGCGGTTACGTTAGTTCTAAAATGTACACTGAAAATCTGGCACAGGCAAAGACGTTGGCGGCAAGTGCGTTTGGCGATTTGATTCTTACCCATCGTGAACATTTGACAAACGCGGTCACAAATGGATATCCGTCTGGAGGATCTTGGTATGATTCGACATTGGAACTTCCTAATGAGATTATGATGTATGGTTCACATGTCTTTGCTCCTTCTGGTGATGGTTCATTTGTTCCTAACAGATACACCATTAGTAAGACACAGCTTGCTTTGTTTACGGTTGTTCCGAAGCTGATTTCAAATCGTGCAACGTTCTGGCTCAGAGATGTCGTTTCTTCGGCTTATTTCGCTCGTGTGGGCGGCGTTGGCCTTTCGGACTGCGGCGACGCTTCGTCCTCTTATGGGGTTCGTCCGGTCTTCGCTATTGGTTAGTCTGAATCCAGGGGCCTTGTGCCCCGGAAAAACCGTATGCAGGTGACAACTATTTATGTTATAAAGAGAAAAAATCCAAAGAAAGGCGAGAATCAAAATGGATGATAAGATTTATAAAATTACCCTGGCCGATGGCACTGTCATTAACAATTTGAAGTTGAATGGAAATAATTTTATTTCTTCAACTGAGATTGAAGAGTCGATCTTTGACGACAATCTTCTGACCGTAACGATTAACGATGGCGAGAAGGATGAAATCCATACTAATATGGAACTGGTTCAGATTTCCAAAGTGGGGTCGGAATACTGGTTTGTACTTCGGGATATTCCCGAAACTGAGCTGGCATTTATCAAGATGCAGTCGGATATTGAATATGTTGCCATGATGTCCGAAATTGAACTGTAAGGGAGGAACGTAGAAATGGCAGAACATAGCAAAAATTACGATAAAGTAAAGCGGTACTACAATATGGGTATGTGGAACGAAACCCGTGTTCGTAATGCGGTAAAAATGAATTGGATTACAGAAGAGGAATTCAAGGAAATCACGGATAAGGACTATGCATGAGCGTCCTTGTAAGTGATCGAACTGAATCCAAATTTGAGGCAATTACATATTCAATCGAATTACACGATATGTTAATTGACCTTATGCAGCGTAGTTTCGGAGTAAAAGATCTGGATCAACTTGTCCGTGTAAGATATGCTCACGGAAAGGATGCAACAGAGGACTTTTCAAAATATAGATATTTGATGCTTAACTATAAAAATCGTATTGATCAGTTGGCCTCCATGCTAACCAGCAATGTCCGAGCAGCAAATTCTATTTATCCGACTACGCTGCATGAATATGAGAAAAGAAGAGATTATCAGAATACAGCCATAGTAAACTGCGAGCAACTCTTGAAAGAGCTGCAACGAATCGTTGAGATATTCGAAGTGGACGTTAATCTCTACAGTCGCTATGTTAAAGCTATCGACCGAGAAATCGGATTGATAAAGAAGTGGCGTCAACGAGATAACCGAATCAAGTCACAGTTAAGAGGGTAATGTCTAATTATGCGTCGTTTCTTCGGCTAATTTCGCTAATGTGAACAACAATGGCAATACGAACTACAACAACGCTTCGAACTCTAATGGAGTTCGTCCGGATTCTCTGCCTAACCAACAGAGAAGGAGATATTGTCCTTTCCGAATGGATAAATAGCAAAGCCGGACGCAATTTACTACGGTAAGTATTGCTATCACGGTGAATGATTTATGAACTATGAGGAGATTATCTGTGACGCCAACAACTTGTATAGGGCTTACAAGGTTTCTGTCAAAACCAGCAAATGGAAAGAGACTACCCAAAAATTCATGATGAATTTTCTTCGGTATATTTTCTCTATTCAAGATGACCTGATGAATCGGACTCTTCAAAATGGGCCGACACAGGAATTTACGCTGTTTGAGAGAGGCCGAGTAAGACCTATTACAAGTATTCAAATTCGGGATCGTATTATTCGGCATGTCTTATGCGATGAAGTTTTGCTTCCGGAAGTGAAGAAGCATATTATCTACGACAACTGCGCTTCGATTAAAGGAAGAGGTATCTCCCACCAACGGGACAGGTTCGAAATTTATCTCCGTAAATACTATCGGTTGTATGGAAATGAAGGATGGATATTGTTCGGAGACTTTTCCAAGTTTTACGACAATATTGTTCATGAGATTGCCAAACGGGAACTCTTAAAGCTGTTTGACGATGATGAATTTATTGATTGGCTACTGACCGAGATTTTCGATGGATTTAAAATTGATGTCTCTTACATGACGGATGAAGAATACTTCAGATGTATGTCCGACACCTTCAATAAGCTGGAGTATAGGAATATTCCAAAATCCAAACTGACTGGCGAGAAGTGGATGGAAAAATCGGTAAACATTGGAGATCAGTTATCGCAGGTCATTGGTATTTATTATCCGTACCGCATTGACAATTACGTCAAATATGTAAGGAGTCAGAAGTTCTATGGAAGATATATGGACGACTGGTACATCATGAATCCGAGTAAAGAGGAATTGTTGGATTTACTTGATAACATTCATCGGATTGCAGAAGAGTATGGAATCCACATCAATAAAAAGAAAACTCGAATTGTGAAGATTTCCAGCACCTATAAATTTCTGCAAATCAAGTATAGCTTAACCGATTCCGGAAAGGTAATCAAACGAATCAACCCTAAGCGGGTTACTACGATGCGTAGAAAGCTCAAGAAGTTGGTGATATTCGATAAGTCACCACAAAAATAATGTTGGAGGTGTGGCCGATGGATACGCCAATTACAAGAGCCGAACATGAGGAATTTCGCCGACGTATCGAAGAAGAGAACAAGCGACAGGATAAACGGATTGAAATTCTGGAAGAAAACGCAAAGAGAATTGAGGGCCTGAATTCTTCTATTGAGAAATTGGCGCTTAATATGGAGAATATGTTAAAGGAGCAGTTAAAACAAGGAAAGCGCTTGGAAGTTCTCGAAGCTAGAGATGGCGAGATGTGGCGCAAAGTAGTAAGCTACGCAATAACGGCGATTGTCGGTATTGTGATCGGCTTTCTATTTAAACAATTTGGGATGTAGGAGGAAAAATCATGATGGAACAGATTATGAAGTATGTGCAGCCAGAGCTGATCGTTGTAGCAATTGTTCTGTACTTCTGCGGGATGGGTTTGAAGCAGACACAGACAATCAAGGATAAGTATATTCCCATGATTCTCGGTGTTACCGGCATCATCCTTTGCGGGATTTGGGTTCTGGCAACGTGTCCGCTGGGGAACGGTCAGGAGATCGCGATGGCTATATTTACTGCAATCGTTCAGGGAATTTTAATGGCGGGACTTAGCACTTATGTGAATCAGATTATTAAACAAGCGAATAAAGACGAGTAAACAGGTAATCGGAGCGGGAAACCGTTCTTTTTTTATGTCTAAAAAGAAAGGATGAGAGAATATGGCTATTAACAAAGTAATCTATGGTGGAGAGACACTGATTGACCTTACTGGCGATACCGTAACTGCGGATAAGATTCTTTCCGGCTTTACTGCTCATGATAAAGCAGGTGAACCGATTACCGGTACTTGTGAGTTCGATGTAAATTCTCAAGATGCAACAGCCGCTGTTGCCGAAATCCTTCAGGGGAAGACCGCGTATGTAAGAGGCCAGAAACTGACAGGAACCATGAAGAATACCACGCCATATTTTTTCGCCATCGTGACGAAGTGTTTACGGCCGTCATGCGGACGATGTTCCGGGTTCAGATTGAGCTCATCACGAATACGGCTGAATACTCTTTGATAACGGTTATAGGTAAGCTTGATATTTTTCTGCCGGCTATCCGGATCAATATAGTTGAACAGATATTTGCTCCCCAGCTTTTCGGCTTCTTTATATTTTCGTTCCACAAGAGACTGAATTCTGGGATGGATGGGTACAGTCCGGTCTTCGCCGGCTTCCGTTTTCATACCGCCGGTAAAGGTCCATTTCGATAAGTCAACATTGCTCAGCTCTATCAATCCCAATTCCTGCGGTCTCCATCCAGAATAGCACTGAATCAGAAGAACATCGACGCAATATTTATCATCCACATGCTCCCAAAGTAGTTTCATTTCATCATCGGAGAATGGGATGTGCTCTTTCTTGACGGTCTGAATTTCCTTGATGGTTTCATCAGTCAAGGTAAAGGTTCGAGCATAATTCTGTTTGACAATCTCATATTCCAAGGCATAATCCAGCATCAGGTTGAATAGGGACTTGATTTTATTTTTCATGGAAGCGCTCGGTTTCTGCTCTTTTCCTTTTACAATGGCGACTCCCTCGTCCATACAACCTTTCACATGGCGGGCCCGGATATCCATAACTCGCATATCGTAGACAGACGAACAATACGCCCATGCAGAGTCTACTGCTCTTGCACTGGAATCATTCTTCAGAGTCTTGAAATATTCCTCGGTCCATTTTTCATACAGTTCCTTTGCCGTGATAGCAGGCTCCAAATCATACGGATTTTTATTGTACTCCGCCAAGGCTGCATACGCATCATTATAGGTTGGAAAATAAGACTCCGGCTTTAGCGGCTTGCAGATCGGTCTTCCCTCTGGCGTTTTTCCAACTGTAACCATAGCCCGAAACGGGTTTCTGAGATTTCGGTTTTTGATTTCACTGATCTGTCCGAAGCCATTGGGGAGCCTTCTCCGTTTGTTATTTTTGCTTCGAGGCTTTCTTGGCTTGACATCCGGCTGCATGGGGTAGCCACAATGGGGACAGAATGTTGCCTTGTCGCTTACCTGCAACTCACATTCAGGGCATTTTATCAACATGCTTCATACCTCCTCACTACCTTTGTAAAACGAGATTTTCTGTGTGGCAAGGTTGATTTATCATCAGTAATCATATATGATGGTGTAGGAATTGTCAACTCCTACACTAAACTTTTTAAAGGGATGGGTATATGGTTAGTGATGAAAAATTAACCTGTCGGAACTGTGGAGCAAGGGTGAAACGGTATGATAATGTATCAAGAATTGTGCGAACCAAAGGAAGAAAGACTTCGTGGGTAAAGGTTGAGCGGTTTCGTTGTCCTGAGTGTGGACAGATACATAGAGAATTGCCGGATTATATTTTTCCATACAAACAGTACGAAGCTGAGGTAATTCGTGGCGTTCTGGAAGGGTTTATTACTTGTGAAACGTATGGGTATGAGGATTATCCTTGTGAAATGACGATGATTCGATGGAGGAATTCGCAGGAATTACAACTCCTTTTGTGAAAGATAAAACGAAAGGAGATTCATGATGTCAAAAGAAGAAAAGCACTTACAGACTAAGATTCGGATATTTGAGGATATGCTTTTACGATGTAAGAATTTTGGTCAGGAAACAGCGATTCAAATCGAATTGACAAGGATGAGAGCAAAATTACAGAAATTATATTTCAAGAGAATGGAGTCCTAACAAGGGCTCTTTCTTTTTATCTAGGTTAAAACACAGTACCAAGGTATCCGAAAGACATGCTATGTTGATATGTGAAAAAATCCCGGGTGGGAAATTTGGAAAAATGTTTTGGAAAGGCAGGATGGAATATGGAGCTCATTCTTTGTATGATTGTTGGCATCGTTGTCGGAGTTGTATTCGGACGACAGGTGTTTCGAAAAGATGTCGTTGGTTCGCTTCGAGTCGATCAATCTGATTCAGACAGCGGGCCTTATTTATTTCTGGAACTGTCTCATAAGGGAGCGAATGCGATATATAAGAAAAAGTATGTAGTTTTGAAGGTCAACCTCAAAGATTATATTTCGCACGAATAACAAGTCCTTTTATGGAACAGTTAATGAATTCACGAAAGGAGAACTAAAATGGGTGAAAACATCAAAGAATTGCTGAACAAGGAGATAGCAGCGGAGATTCAGGCGATTTCTTCTCTGGATTCTGGTAGCGAAGAAAAATCAAAAGCTATAGAGGATCTGGCAAAGCTGTACCGTTTGAGGATCGAGGAAACCAAAAGTGAACTGGACGCGGAGGATAAGCGAAGCCGGCGTACATTGGAAAGCGAAGCGAGTGTCCGAGAAAACGAGATTAAGAAATCTCAGTTGGACGAGCAAATCAAAGCTGATGTACAGGATGAGCAGTATAAACGTTCGCAGCTTGACGAACAGGTGAAAGATCGGTATTTCAAACTGGGAATTGTGGCGGCAGAACTTCTCATACCACTGATGTTCTACGGTATCTGGATGCGGAAGGGATTCAAGTTTGAGGAAACCGGAACCTATACCTCAACAACATTCAGAGGATTATTCAATCGTTTTAGACCGACAAAGAAATAATTAACCGGTCAGAAATGAGGAGGGCGTGATTTATACATGTCCTCTTCGTTTTTGCGTGATTTTTACAGACGCTATTATGGAAAGGAGATGCTACAAAGAGCTCTTTGTCTCTTGACCGTACACCGGAAGAAACCGTACAATAATAGCGGTTCTTTCGAAAAACGAAAGGAGATAATATTTATGAGCCACAAAATTATCAAACCAGAAGGTATTGAATTGATTGAGTACCTGAATAACGGATATGCGATTTGCAATCGGTGTGGAGCCGTCATGAGGCAAGCAGAAGATCCGAAGACTGGATGTGGAGTTTATATCTGTCCATCGTGTGGATTAAAGGTGGACGAAGAGGATTACGAGTATGAGTCCGATGAAGAAGTAGAATGGACGGAAGAAATGCTCGATATGGAACAAGGAGATATTCCGCCAGCCGGACGCAGAGCCTGCGGAGGACCATACCCATATTGCAAAATGTCATGTAAGCTATTTGATGACTAAAAATATTATTGAGAGAAGGTCTATGCTTTGGCATAGGCTTTTTCTTTTTGGAGAATAAACGATGCAATATCATTATGAAAAGCCAGACATCTATTTATCGATGTATGGGAAAGTATATTTTTGTGATCATCCGGTCTATCATTGCTGCACTCTGTTCCAAATCGGAGAAAAGGGGCTGGCGGTTATCCAGCAGCGATTTGATGAGAAAACGAAGAGTACCTGGTGGGGAGAAGTGGACCCATGGATTACAGATGATTTATATTTACATCCGCATTTTAAAGAATACTTTGATATGCGTTCCAGAATGGCTACGAACGGACTTTATCCGACCGTAACGATTCGTCAGATTATGTGGGCTTTAAAAATGAAACCGATTAAGAAAGAACGATGGGAAACTGTCTTTGACAGACGGGATATTTAATCCGCAAAAATCACAACTCCTGTTATGGAAAACTGATAAAAGTGAAAGGAGTTTAAGGGTGATGGACGAAATGAAAATCAGCTCAAAATTTACACGGATGTTACTTTCAAAATTAGCAAAAGGAGTATTACATAAAAAACTTGGATACGACATAGATATCCAGTTAAACGAGTTAAATGCTTCGATTTCAGATGAGAAAGCACATGTGCATGTAAGTATTGACGCGGATATGAGTAAAGAAGAACTCATGAAAATTCTGAAAAAAGTCGGTTTGAATTAGAGGGATTGAGCCAGCAATGGCTCTTTCTTTTTACTCCGCAAAATTTACAATTCCTATTATGGAGAAACAGTTAGCTCATTGGTAGAGCGCCACGCTTTTGTGGAGGTAATCGGTTCGAGTCCGATACTGGTTCTCTTTTATTTTTTATCAATCTTAGGAAAGGAGATTTTTAAGAATGTGGTCAAAAATTTAAGTCTGGGTGATTTGGAGTTAATTTTATGCGATTGGTATGAAATGGATGAACAACTTCCAAATCCTATCTTTGAAAAGAAAGAGTTTGAACGGGTCAGTAATGGTTTATGGGCTATTGGGGAATTTCGAAATTATGTATCAAAACAGATTTATCCAGAAACTCAAACTTCGATAAAAAATCTGAGAGAGATGGCTTGTACATTTGCAAAAAAGATGGAAATGTTTGCATCTATGAACAAAAAGAATAGTTCCATTTTCATGACTGCAAAACTGATCGGAGAAAGTATTCAAGATTTACTACACGCTATGGAGTAAGACAAAACGAAAGGAGAATATCATGCAAAAAGTTAAAATCTCAAAAAGAGTTGGGAGGCAATTGTATCGCTCTTCGCCGACCATATTAACTGTAGTGGCTTCCGTTGGAGTTGTTACAACAACTATTATGGCTGTTCGAGCAACACCAAAGGCAATAAAAATATTGAAAGAAGCGGAGTTAGAGAAAGGGGGAAGATTTAAGCAAATTAGAAATTATTCGAGCGGCTGGACCGATTTATATTCCTTCTGTTCTACTGGGAGTTTCAACCATCGCATGTATCTTTGGGGCAAACGCATTAAATCAAAAGAAACAAGCATCTTTGATGAGTGCCTATGCCATGCTTAACGAATCTTATAAGCAATATCGAAAGGCAGCCAAGACAGTTTATGGGGAGGATGCGGATGATAAAATCCATGCGGAAATGGCGAAAGACGCGATGGTATCGACATATGACTGGGGATATCAGGTTTACAACATGGATATGGATTCCGATAGCGAGAGGTTACTTTTCTACGATCTTGCTTCAAAGAAATATTTTAGAACAACGATGGCTGCTGTATTAAATGCTCAATACCATGTAAATCGTAATCTTTCAGTAAGAGGGGTTTGTCCGTTGAATGAATATTTGTCCTTTCTTGGTCTGGATGAGGTGGACGGAGGTGATGTAATTGGTTGGGATATATGTTATATGATTGAAGAAATGGATTGTTACTGGTTGGATTTTGATAATTATAAAACGACTTTGGAAGATGGGCTGGAATGTATCATCATTGATACGATGGCATTGAGCAAATTTGAGTGATTCGCAAAAATTACAAACCGTATTATGAAAGGAGGCTAATGCTTTATGACGAATGGAAAAATTATCAAAACTATTGGTATTGCGGTTACCGTAATTGGGTTTGGAGTGAATATCCTTACCGATTGGGTGAACGAAAAGAAAATGGATGAGAGAATCGAAGAGAAAGTAAATGAGGCACTTGCCAAACGAGATAGCGAAAACGAAGAGGAGTCCTAACAAGGGCTCTTTCTTTTTAGTTTGGAGTAGGTGCATATGAACGATGAAGCGATTCAAAAAATTATAAGCTATGCAAACGAATATTTATTCGAACCGAGGTCAAATTGGTCTAAACAAGCCATTATGGAACGCTCATATGAAAGATGGGCAGTTGATGAGATTCTTTTAACTATTATGGATCATCCATTGACCGAAGCCGACTTTGTGATAGAAGGATTTATTTTAAAAATGGAATTTTTTCTTCATATGTCGGGAAATCAGGCAAATAATCTTATATTTCAAGTTGCAGAAAATACGGCTGAGGCACTTCTTGGTCTTATTTTATAACCACAAATTTTATATTTTCGAAAGGAGAAACATCATGAAGGTATTAAGAAAACAGGAAATTGAAACAGCTAACATTCAGGTAGGAGATCAGGTAATTATTCCATTAGCAGAGATTGGCGAGTTTAGCGCAACTGCTCACAAGGTTACGGATGAAGGAATCATGTTTATATTTGATGAGTATATTACTCGTCGTCCGATGAATAGCAAAAATACAAACAAAGGCGGCTTTGAAAAGTCTGAACTGAAAAAGTGGATGGATACGGTTCTGCTTATGGCATTCCCGGAGGAACTGCGTGATAAGATTTATGGTCTTACGCTTCCTACTGTTGGACAGATTGTGGGGCATGAAGACGAATGGGATAATAACAATTTAGAACCCGATACTGACGAGCAGCTTCCGTTGATGAAGGAACGAAAGAACAGGGTTGCTTATTTTAAAAATGATTCATCATGGGGCTGGCTGAGAAATGCAACAAAAGAAGAAGTTTCTTCGGCTAATTTCGCTTATGTGTACGGCAATGGCGATGCGAGCTACAACGCCGCTTCGAACTCTAATGGAGTTCGTCCGGAATTCTGGTTGGTTAAGCAGGAATCCAGGGGCCCTGTGCCCCGTGAAAGCAAGGTTTCTTATAGAAATTACTGTGGGGGAAGGAACTCAAAAGAGGTAACAAAAGAATCCTTACAGGAGGAGGTTTTTGAAAAAGAGAACGAGATCAAGCTTCTCAAACAGGAAATCAAAAATCTGGAAGCGAAAGAGGCTATGGAACAGGCGGCTCGTGAAACGAAAAAAGTGATGGATAGTTATATTCAGGCCGGATTTACGAAAGACGAGGCGTTTCAGATGGTAATGGAGCTATCAAAAACGATTCTCGGAGGAGGAAGATAATGAAAAAAGAATTATCAAAAAGCTTTTTATTGCTTAAAACATCGATTAAAAAACATAGTCCAGAAATTCTTACAGGCATTGGTATTGCCGGCATGATTACGACAACTGTTATGGCGGTTCGTGCAACACCAAAGGCTCTTATTCTTATCGAAGAAAGAAAAGAGGAAATCGGTGTTAATCAGCTCGAGGCCGTAGATTTGATAAAAACAACATGGATGTGTTATGTTCCGGCAGCACTTACGGGGACACTTTCCATTGCATGTTTAATCGGCGCTAGTTCGGTAAACGTTCGTCGAAACGCAGCACTCGCAACAGCCTACACCTTATCGGAATCGGCTCTCAAAGACTATCAGGAAAAAGTAATAGAGATGTTTGGAGAGAAGAAAAACGAAGCTGTAAAGGATGCTATTGCAAAAGACAAAGTTGAGAAAAATCCGGTGGTTACACGAGAAGTAATCATTACAGAAAAAGGAAATACACTTTGCTATGATGCGGTGTCTGGGAGGTATTTCAAGGGAGATATCGAGAAAATTAAGAAAGCTGAATGTGAGCTGAATCGACAGATGAGGGATGAAATGTATATATCCCTGAATGATTTTTACTATGAAATTGGTTTGGATAATATTAAGCTGGGGGATGAACTTGGTTGGAATATTGATGACGGATATATCGACTTATCCTTCAGTTCACAATTAGCCAGTGATGGAACACCTTGTCTGGTGATCGATTACACAATTGCACCGAGATACGACTTTCGTAATTTGAGATAACCGCGCGAAAAAAACAATGGCTTTAATGGAAGAAGAATCACACATTTTCAAAAAATGAAAGGAGAATATTTATGGAAACTAATGAGATCATGAACAATGAAGAGGTTATGGAGACAACTACTGAGGAAATCGTTAAAGCGAGTTCTGGTAAAGGGTTTAAGGTTGCGGCCGGTGTTGGTTTAGCTGTACTTGCAGGTGTTGTAATCTACAAGTATGTGGGTAAACCGATGATTGCCAAAATCAAAGCTCAGAAGGAACAGCAGATTATCGATGCTGAGTGGGAAGATTCAGATGAACCGAACATCGAGAGTGAGAAAGAGGAATCCGAAGAAATCTAAAGAGAAAACTGTGTTTCAACACGAGGGAGAGTATCTGTAACAAGGTACTTTCCCTTTTTTCTTTTATCCGGAGGTGAATTTTATGAATTTATATTTATATGATGGACCGGTGATGGAGTTCGATAACTGTGTTGCCAATCGTTGGACTGCTTCTACACGAGCGGTTTCTGAAAAGAAAGCACGATCGAATCTTACATATCAATTTAAAAAGAAAAACAATCGACTTCCGGGTACAAAGATTATATTACCTGGAAAAATTAGTCTAGTGAGTGGAAAGGAGACAACTTAATGGAGGAATATAAGCCAAATTCCCATAGGTCAAAGGAGGAACGAAAAGAATCTATTCCGGAAAAACATGTAGAGAAAGTAATTTCCGGAACGGTGAAGCCTAAGAAGAAGTCAGAAATGCAGAAGTTTGCGGACGTATTCATTTCTGAGGATGTCAACAATGTGAAATCGTATATTGTGATGGATGTTCTTGTGCCGGCAATTAAAAAGGCAATTTCCGATATAGTCACCAACGGTATTGATATGATTTTGTATGGGGAAGCTGGGAAATCAAAAAAGAATTCTACAGCGTCCAAAGTATCCTATCAGAAATATTATGATGGCGGAAAAAAAGATTATGCCGCACCGAAAAGTCGGACGAGTTATGAATATGATGAACTCTTATTTGAAACTCGCGGAGATGCAGAATCCGTTCTGGATGCTATGAATGAAATTATTGCTCAGTACGAGGTTGTCAGTGTCGCAGACCTCTATGATTTGGCGAATGTGTCCAACGACAACTATGCTGCAAATAAATATGGCTGGACGGATATTGCTGGGTGCAGAGCAGTTCGTGTAAGAGATGGCTATATCTTGAAATTACCTAAACCTACACCATTGTAAAGGAGAAAATAGATTATGTATGAATCAGAAGATAAAATGGTATCTCATCCGGAGCATTATATGTCCAAGACAGGAATGGAAGTCATTGACGTCATTGAAGCGTTCACCGACGAATTAAAAGGTGTTGAGGCGACTGATACCGGAAATATCATTAAATATGCCTGCCGTTGGAAGAAGAAAAATGGTATTCAGGATTTGGAGAAAATCCTTTGGTACACGCAGCATTTAATTGATCATTTAAAAAATATAGAAGAGGAGAATAAGTAACCATGAAAAAAGCAGAGATTGTTAAGAGTGTGAACGGTTTGTTTAGCAAAACAAGTTTTCAGTTAAAGAAGCATAGCCCAGAGATTCTTGTTGTAGCGGGGGTTATCGGCGTAGTTACAAGTGCGGTAATGGCATGTAAAGCGACAACGAAAGTCAACGAGATTCTGGACAAGACTAAAGAAGATGTTGAGGCAATTCATAAATGCGAAGAAGATGAATCTATGAAAGAGCAGTATTCCAGCGAAGATGCAAAGAAAGATTTAACGATTGTATATGCTCAGACGGGCGTAAAGTTTGCAAAGTTATACGGTCCGTCTGTTGTGCTTGGAGCACTGTCAATTACCAGTATTCTTGCATCTAATAATATTCTTCGTAAGAGGAATGTAGCTTTGGGTGCGGCTTATGCGGCCATTGATAAAGGATTTAAAGAATATCGAAATCGAGTAATTGAAAGATTCGGTGAAGAGGTTGATCGTGAACTGAAATATAATCTAAAAGCCAAAAAGTTTGAAGAAACTGTTGTAGATGAGGAAACCGGAAAAGAAAAAAAAGTTAAGAAAAATGGCTTTGTTGTGAGTCCGGCAGATATCAGCGGATATGCACGTTTCTTTGAGAAATACACGCAGGATGAAGACGGAAATTCTATTTTGAATCCTCATTGGGAAAGCAATAATGAGTACAATTTAATGTTTATCAAGGCACAGGAACGTTATGCTAACGATCTTCTGAAGGCTAAAAAGCGAGTATTTCTGAATGATGTTTATGAGATGCTAGGTCTTCCAAGAACAAAAGCTGGTCAGATTGTAGGTTGGGTCTATGATCCTGAGAGCCCGAAGGGAGATAATTATATTGACTTTGGGCTGTATGCAGACAATTTGAGTTATTCTGATTATGTCAATGGATTTGATCAGGCAATCCTTCTCGATTTCAATGTGGACGGAAATATTTGGGATTTGATGTAAGAAAAAATTTTACAACCATCCCTAAGAGTTTGATATGACCAATTCTTCGGGGTGGTTTTTTAGGAGGATTTTATGCGTAAGTTAATCAAAGTAATAGCTGTTCCTGTCTTATGTTGTATCATTCTATTGTTTTTCATGGTGGACTTTCATTCACATGGAGAAGAAGTTTCAGCACCCAGAGCAACGGATGTTAAAAAGACGGAGCCAGCTATTGCGGTTTGGCAGGAGGAAAAGGAAGTTGTTCCGATTGCTATTGAAGAAACGGAGGAATTAACAGAAATTATAGAAGAAATGTCGAAAGAAGATGTGGAGTTAATTGCTCTTGTTACGATGGCTGAAGCAGAGGGCGAGTGTGAAGAGGGAAAAAGACTTGTAATCGACACTATACTAAACAGAGTTGATTCTGAACATTTTCTAGATACCGTTTACGAGGTTATCTATCAGCCAAATCAATTTTCATCTATGTGGAATGGACGAGTTGATCGATGTGAGGTTCGAAAAGATATTTGTGGGCTCGTTTATGAAGAATTGGAATCAAGAACAAATTATGACGTTGTGTTCTTTACTGCTGGTGAGTATAGTGCATACGGTGTTCCTATGTTTCAGGTTGGAAATCATTATTTTTCAAGATACGAGTAAGGAAAGGAGAATTATTATGCGTAATTTTTTAGCAGTTGTGTCTTATACATTGGCAGCTATGTCTGGTATTTGTTTCGCTGGTGGAATCGCCATTCTGTCAGCAGGAAAGGGGCACTAATATGGATGGTCTGGAGAATATAATATCGGTTCTGGATACCAAAAGAAAAAGACATATTACAGGAGGCATTTTGTTGAGTGTCTCCTTTCTTTTTGGAGGATTAGCAATAACCGTAATGACAATCAAAAACGAGGAGGATGAGTATGAACAGTAAAAGGTGGGTTCTTCTTGCTTTTATTGCTGGAGCAGGGATAGGCTCTGTATGTACATGGCAACTACTCAAGCGAAAATACGAGCAAATTGCCCAAGAAGAGATTGATTCTGTAAAAGCGGCTTATGCCGCAAGAGAAAATGTAGAAAAAGCAGGGAAGAGTTTGTTAGAAGGCTTACAAGACGGTCTGAAGAAAAATGAAGCTCAAGAAAATGAAGATTTAAAAAAATATAAATCAATCATTCAGAAAGAAGGCTATACAAATTATTCTCGCAGTGTGGAGGAAAAGAAAGGAGATCCGTTCGTGGAAAAGCCGTATGTTATTTCGCCAGAGGAATTTGGTGAATTTGAGGAATATGAAAAAATAAGTCTTACCTATTATGCGGATCAAGTCTTGACGGATGAAAACAACGAAGAGGTAGACGATGTGGAAGAAATTGTTGGAGAGGAATCTTTGACACACTTTGGGGAGTATGAGGACGATTCCGTATTTGTCCGAAACGATCGGTTAAAGTGTGATTACGAAATTCTGCTTGACCAGAGGAACTATTCTGATGTTACAAAGACGATGCCACATCGAGTGGAGGAATGATGACGAAGAACGAGCTTAATGATGCATATTTTAATTGGATGTGTCAGCTTGTGTTTGATGGCAGATATTCGAAGAAATTATCGTATCGAAGACTTTTGAAGGTTCTGCATAAAATTGAGTTTACTTACAGTATTCCGATGGATGGAAATCGGGCGGAAGATGGTATTGATTTGAGGTATCGGTTTGGATATGAGAATGGATGCAGTAGCTCCATGATTTCCGCTTATTTAGACAATAAGACGTGCAGCGTTCTGGAAATGATGATTGCACTTGCTATTCGGTGTGAAGAGCATATCATGGACGATCCTGATGTGGGAAACCGAACTGGACAGTGGTTTTGGAATATGATTGTAAATCTTGGATTAGGATCTATGAACGATTCTAAATTTGACAGAGCCTATATTGAAGAAATTGTGCAAAGATTTCTGGAACGAAAATATAGTCGAAATGGTTCAGGAGGACTGTTTACTGTAAACCATAGTAGATACGATTTGAGAACTGTTGAAATCTGGTATCAGATGTGCTGGTACTTAGACGAAAATGTTTAGGAGGAACGCTATGAGCCATAGTGAAGTAATGAAATGGTTTGAATATTATTTTCCAGATTATGCGGGTGAACGAATAGACGTATTCTTTCCAAATGGAAGAAATAGTATTCGGATACGCCAGAAAAATGGTCAGGAATTTATATTCACTTACCACAGTCAAAAAGAATGGAAATTAGAAACGATTACCAGTTTTTTGAATGGAATGAAGGGAGGAAAAAAGTAAAATGTGTGAGATTATGAATTATATTTTTAGGAGTTTACATAATTCGGACAGAAGGTTAGATGTTATCTCAAGAGCTATCAGAAAACAGCAAAAATTCAACAACTGTGTTGCGGTTTTTTCTGTTCTAGTTACGATGAATTTTTTTATTGGTGAGATTGAAAGACAGGAGCAGGCAGCAAAAATTAAAAAGCTTGAAAGCGAAATCGAAGAATTAAAGCGTGACAAAGGAGAGTAAAAAATGAGATGATCGACTTTTTGATGATTTCCACACGTAGTACAAAGCGTGGTGCAATTGAAATCTATCCAAAATTCATTATTAAAAAAAGCTCCGATCTGATGATTCGAGGTGGTGACTTCTACGCTATCTGGATTGAAGAACGAGGTTTATGGTCTACGGACGAACAAGATGCTTTGCAGTTGATTGACCGTGAGCTGGATAGATACGCAGAAGAAAGCCGCCAGCGCTTTGACTCTGATATTAAAGTCCTTCACATGTGGGATGCTGAATCTGGAATGATTGATTCCTGGCACAAATATTGTCAGAAACAGATGCGGGATTCTTTTCACACACTGGACGATAAATTGATATTCTCCAACACCAAGACCGACAAAAAAGATTACGCCAGTAAAAAGCTGAAATATCCGCTTGAAGCTGGCGATTTGTCTGCTTATAACAAGTTGATGTCCACTTTGTACTCCGAGACAGAGAGGCAGAAAATTGAATGGGCTATCGGTTCCATTGTGTGCGGAGAATCAAAGAAATTGCAAAAATTTATGGTTTTGTATGGAGCTGCCGGAACAGGTAAATCTACGGTTCTCAATATTATTCAGCAGCTTTTTGAGGGATACTATTCCGTTTTTGATGCCAAAGCTCTGGGTTCATCCAGCAATTCTTTTGCGTTGGAAGCATTCAAGAACAACCCTCTCGTGGCTATTCAACATGATGGGGATTTGTCAAGGATTGAAGATAATACTAGATTGAATAGTTTGGTGTCACACGAGCTGATGACGGTAAATGAGAAATTCAAATCTACTTATTCGAACCGTTTTAAATGTTTTTTATTCATGGGTACAAATAAACCGGTAAAGATAACAGACGCAAAATCAGGTCTAATACGACGATTGGTGGATGTATCTCCTTCTGGAAATAAATTAGGACCCAAAGAATACAAGACAATTATGAAGCAGATTGAATTTGAGCTTGGAGCAATCGCATATCACTGCCAAGAAATCTATTTGAAGAATCCTGGAATGTATGATGATTATATTCCTATCGCGATGTTAGGAGCTTCGAACGATTTTTATAATTTCATTGTCGATTCGTATCACGTCTTTAAGAGAGAAAACGGTACAACTTTGAAAGCTGCTTGGGAAATGTATAAAACTTATTGTGATGAAGCAAAAGTCGGATATCCTTTTTCACAGAGAGTTTTTAAGGAAGAACTGAAAAACTATTTTCGAGACTACAAAGAACGATTTAATATGGAAGATGGCTCAAGGGTAAGAAGCTATTACATTGGATTTCGGACAGAAAAGTTTGAAGAGGAAACTATTGTAGAGAAACGGGAAGAAAAGCATTCGTTGTTACACTTTGACAGCATAGAGTCTGTATTTGATAGGGAGTGTTTTGATTGTCCGGCTCAGTATGCAACGGAAAAAGAAACTCCGTCAATGAAGTGGGATAATGTAAAAACCAAACTGTCAGACTTGAATACTTCTCAAATCCATTATGTTAAAGTCCCGGAGAATCACATTGTGATTGATTTTGATATTCCGGATAAAGACGGAAATAAATCGTTTGAGCGGAATGTAGAAGAAGCAAGTAAGTGGCCGGCAACATATGCAGAGTTAAGCAAAAGCGGAAAGGGAGTTCACCTTCATTATATCTATACGGGAGATGTGAACAAATTAAGTCGCGTTTATGACGACCATATTGAAGTAAAAGTGTTCACAGGCAAAAGCTCATTACGGAGAAAGCTTACGAAGTGTAATGACTTGCCTATCGCAGCTATTAGCTCTGGTTTACCGATGAAAGGAGAAAATAAAATGGTAAATTTTGAAGCGATAAAAAGCGAGAAAGGGCTTAGAACACTGATTAAACGAAATTTAAATAAAGAAATTCATCCAGGTACTAAGCCTAGTATCGATTTTATCTACAAAATACTGGAAGATGCTTACTCCAGTGATTTAAGTTATGATGTGACGGATATGCGTAATGCGGTATTGGCATTTGCAGCAAACAGTACACATCAAGCCGATTATTGTATTAAATTGGTAAACAAGATGCAATTCAAATCGGCAGACCCTTCCACAGCGGGGAAAAATGAAGAGGCAAAACTGGTGTTCTATGATATTGAAGTATTTCCCAATTTATTCCTTGTAAATTGGAAGATGGAGGGGGAAGGGAAACCAGTTGTGCGGATGATCAATCCAACACCAACGGAAATTGAAGAATTGATGCGATTCCGATTGGTTGGATTTAACTGTAGGAGATATGACAATCATATTCTCTATGCAAGACTTATGGGTTATACAAATGAGCAATTATACAATCTTTCGCAAAAGATTATCAGTGGAAGTCCAAATTGTTTCTTTGGAGAAGCCTATAATGTTTCTTATACGGATGTATATGATTTTGCATCTGCTGGAAACAAAAAAAGCTTGAAAAAGTTGGAAATTGAAATGGGAATCCATCATCAAGAATTAGGACTTCCATGGGATCAACCAGTACCGGAAGAAATGTGGACAAAAGTTGCTGAGTATTGTGATAACGATGTGATTGCTACGGAAGCAGCGTTTCGTTATCTGAAAGCGGATTGGACTGCTAGACAGATTCTGGCGGATTTAGCTGGAATGACTGTCAATGATACCACTAATACGCTTACTCAGAAAATTATATTTGGGAATGAGCGAAAACCGCAAGACCAGTTTCATTATCGTAACTTAGCAGAGCCAGTACATGATCTTGATGATGAAACATATTCGTTCTTAGCGGAAGCATGTCCGGAAATGATGTCTCAAACGCATGGGGAAGAAGGAAGTCTTTTGCCATATTTTCCAGGATACAAGTACGAAAACGGAAAGTCTACTTATCTAGGAGAAGAAGTTGGAGAGGGCGGTTATGTTTATGCAGAACCAGGAATGTATGGAGATGTAGCTCTGTTAGATATTTCTTCCATGCATCCGCATAGTGCGATTGCGGAGGTATTGTTCGGAGTTAAATTCACCAGAGCATTCCGTGATATTGTAGAAGGACGAGTCAGCATTAAACATGAGGCATGGAATGAGGTCAATCATATGCTGGATGGAAAGCTGACACCGTATATTCAGAAAGTAATCGATGGAGAAATGACGGCAAAGGATTTGGCGAACGCTTTGAAGACTGCGATCAATTCTGTTTACGGTCTTACTTCGGCAAACTTTGATAATCCATTCCGCGATCCTAGAAACAAAGATAATATTGTAGCCAAACGAGGAGCTCTGTTCATGATTAACCTCAAACATGAGGTACAGGAACGGGGCTTTACTGTTGCTCATATTAAGACAGATTCTATTAAGATTCCGGACGCAACTCCTGAGATTATCCAGTTTGTTATGGATTATGGGAAACGGTATGGCTACACCTTTGAACATGAGGCTACATATGACAGAATGTGTTTGGTAAACGATGCTGTTTATATCGCCAAGTATAAAGACGGAAAATGGACCGCAACCGGTACGCAATTCCAGATTCCATATGTCTTTAAGAAACTTTTTAGTAAAGAAGAGATTGTCTTTGAAGATATGTGTGAGACAAAATCAGTAAGCAGTGCGTTATATTTGGATATGAATGAGGGGCTTCCCGATGTGTCTGAATATGAAAAAGAATTTTCAAAAGCGGAGAGTGATTATCGTAAGGGATTACTTTCTGACACAACATTTGAGAAGACTTGTCAGTCGCTAAATCCAAAGATTGCGGAAGGCCACAATTATATTTTCATCGGACGAGTTGGACAGTTCTGCCCGATCAAACCAGGGGCCGGCGGCGGTTTGCTCATGCGTGAGAAAGATGGACGGTATTATGCGGCTACTGGTTCAAAAGGGTATCGGTGGCTGGAATCTGAGATGGTGAAAGAACTCTCCAAAGAGGATTCCATTGATCGTTCTTATTATGACAAGCTTGTAGATGATGCGGTTGAAACCATATCCAAATACGGCGACTTCGAATGGTTTGTGTCAGATGATCCTTATATTTCTAAACCAAAGCTGGAGGATTTTATGAACATCCCAGAAAACGCCGATGAAGAATTACCATTTAATTAAAGAAAAGGAGAAGTATCATGGCTTACAAAAACGTACCCAATATTATTATTGAAAACGCTCATATCATTTTTCGGAATTTCAGAGGAGAAGAGTCTAAGTATAACAGAGCCGGAAGCAAGAACTTCTGTGTGATCATTGAAGATCCAGAGCAGGCGGAGAAACTCTCTAAGGATGGATGGAACGTAAGAGCGTTGTCTCCGAAAGACGAGGACGAAGAACCAAGACATTACATCCAGGTGGCAGTCAGCTTTGAGAATATCCCACCTAAGGTGTATATGATTACCAGAAAGACAAAAACACCGTTAGATGATGAATCCATTTCTACTTTGGACTATGCGGAGATTCGGAATGTTGACTTGACAATTCGACCTTATTCTTGGGAAGTGAACGGTAAAACCGGCATTAAGGCTTATCTGAAAACGATGTATGTCACCATCGAAGAGGATGAATTTGCCGAGAAGTATGCGGAGGAAGAAGGACCGGAAGAAATCCCGTTCCGCTGATGAGCGACAGATAGGGTGCCTGATATTGCCAGCGGGGTAAATGTCCTAAGGCTAGAGGAAACAGCCCTATATTTCTGCGAAAGGAGAAAATAGTAATGATAGATAGTCGAATAAAATTCGATGAAAAATATGTTAGCGATGTTTATGGAACGACGACCTTATATTTTATCGCCCCAAAAGAATTTTTGAATAATAAATATCCGGATGCTGAGTCGACAGAGATTAGTGTTGAGTTTCCAACAAATAATCTGGAACCAGCATACGCATCTGTTATGTTTTCTCCCACAAAAGATGGAGAAGATTATGACTGGTACGATGTCGATTTATCTTATGAAGATATTGAGAAATTGATAGCGCTATCTAAATAAAATTTTCTGTGAAAGGAGAAAAAGTATGGCGTTTTGGAATCGGAAAAAGAAGCGAACCACAGCGAAGCCGAAAAATACTGCTTCTGTTTCTAAACCCAAAGTAAACAGCGAAAAACAAGAATCGAATATTCCGCCACAATCTAAGAAAATTGACATACCAAAGTCGGATAAACTGCCGAAAAACGAGAATGTCAGGAAAGAGTTTCTAAAAGCTTTTCATAAGTTGAATTATCGGCATAGACCGTGGGATGTATGGCGGGATTTTATCATAATGTTTGCATGTTCTTTGTCGAATCCGGTGGACAAATCTCACTATGAAGAACGGGAAAAACGATATCTGAAGATTATCAAAAAATACAATAAACAGGAGCAAAAATTGTTTCCGGAATTAGCTGCCTATGTAGTTATGGCTTTGGAAGATAATCCAGAGCAGGACTTCTTAGGCAGTGTTTTTATGGAATTGAATCTGGGTAACAAATCGACCAGCCAATTTTTTACTCCCTATCATATCTGTGAGCTGATGGCAAAAGTAACGGAAGAAGATGTGGCGGCCATTGTGAAAGAAAAAGGTTATATCACGATCAATGATCCCTGCTGTGGGGCCGGGGCAACTCTTATTGCAGCAGTTAATGAGGCCAGAAAGCAATTGGAAAAGGTAAATCTGAACTTCCAGAATCACGTTCTGGTTGCAGCTCAGGATATTGACGAAATCGTCGCTTTGATGTGTTACATTCAGCTTTCTCTTCTTGGAGTGGCCGCATACATCAAGGTTGGTAATTCTCTGACAGAACCAATGTCTACGGATGATAATGGAGAAAATTACTGGTTCACGATGATGTATTTTTCGGATGTATGGACTATGAGAAGAGTGTTTCACAGCTTATGAAAGGATGGCAAATATGATTAAAACAGTATCGTTGAAGAAAGAGGACTGTTATTGCGATTTGGCTACTTTTTATGAAAATGTAGCACGAAAAATATCGGCAAGAATAACAGATAAAACCAAATTTGATTGTCGAAAAATTTGCGTTACGAAAGACGTTCAAGATGTGTTATGGTCTTATTATCGCGAGGAGAAGAACCAAACTGACGAACAGATAGCATCTATATTGCTGATAGGTGGACCCAAAGCGAATTTGGATGAGCATGGGATTCTGGAGTATCGAGCAGAAGTTGAAAACGGATTTGTATCTTGTGAGGATAATCCAGATGGCTGTTAAACTATATGATTATCAGATAGCAGCAGTAGAAAAAATGCAGAATGGCTGCATACTTTGCGGGGGTGTTGGAAGTGGAAAATCCAGAACTGCTTTAGCTTATTATTATCTTCAAAACGGTGGGGAACCGAGCTGTTTGACAGGAACGGAGGAATATATTCCAATGAAAGATCCTCCAAAAGATTTGTATATCATTACAACAGCAAGAAAGAGAGATACAATGGAATGGGAGGGGGATCTTTCTCCCTTTCTTCTTTCCATTCATAAAGATGTCAATTTATACTCCAATCAGATTAAGGTGGATTCTTGGAATAACATTGGAAAGTATGCAGATGTGAAAAATGCTTTCTTTATATTTGACGAGCAAAGAGTAATTGGGTCAGGAGCATGGGTAAAGGCATTCCTAAAGATAACGAAATCTAACCAATGGATTCTGCTATCGGCAACTCCGGGAGATACATGGCAGGATTATATTCCAGTGTTCATTGCGAACGGATTCTACAAAAACCGAACAGAGTTCATCCGGGAGCATGTGGTATATAGTAGATTTAGCAAATTTCCAAAGATTGATCGATATCTAAACACTGGACGATTGATCCGTCTAAGAAATCGAATTCTGGTGAATATGGATTTCAAGCGACAAACAGTTTCACATCACGAAGATGTGTTTGTGCGGTATAGTATCGAGCAATATAAAGATGTGGGAAGAACCAGATGGGACCCGTACAAGAACGAACCAATTACAAACGCAGCCGGTCTTTGTTATATATGGCGAAAAATTGTGAATACAGACGAATCAAGACAACTTGCACTGCTGGAAATTGTAGAAAAGCATCCAAGAGCCATTATATTTTACAATTTTGATTATGAGTTGAAGCTTTTAAAAGAATTGTTTATTCCATATGCAGATACTATGTATTTTGAAATCGCGGAATGGAATGGTCACAAACATCAACCTATTCCGGAATCAAAAAACTGGGTATATCTTGTCCAATATAATGCGGGAGCTGAAGGATGGAATTGTATTAAAACTGATACGATTATATTCTATTCCCAGAATTATTCCTACAAAATCATGCAGCAGTCAGCAGGGCGGATTGACCGATTAAATACACCATTCAAAGACTTATATTATTATCACTTGAAATCTCGGAGCGGAATTGATTTAGCAATCAGTAAAGCATTGAAGGAAAAGAAGGATTTTAACGAAACGAGGTTTGTGAAGTGGTAACAATCTTATAGCAATACTGCCGAGCTTGTGTTAATATTAAAGATGGGAGGCATCAAGAATGTTTGATATTTTACAGAAGGCTGGGAGGGGTGTCAAGAAGTTTATGAGCGAGAAAATCAACACTTGTAAAGAAATTTTATCATCTGCTCAGAACAGATTGATTATTGGTCTTGTGATGATTGGTACTGGAGTAGGCTTTGTTGCTTCTGCTTATATTCGTGTACCGAAGGAGCAAATCTAATTTAAGAAAATTCGCAAAAATAACATGCCCTATAATGAAAGGTATATTTACCTTATCTTAAAAGAAAGGGCTTGCTAAAGGAGGCAGGTAAATGGAAGACAATATGAAAGAATTTGTTGCGTTTAGTAGAAAACTTTTGAGGGTTCTTATCGAACTCAGAGAGTTGCTGGAGGAAGGGGAATACGAAAAAGTCAAATCCAAACTTGATGGGTTGATTGAGGATACTCAGAGGGATATCGAAGCGTAACCAAGAAACAATTATGTCAGAAAGGACCTGTGGTTGAAAAATCGCAGGCTCTTTCTTTTTTTTATATCAAATGGGTGGTTTATTATGAACGAAGAGTATTTAGAAGTTAATTTTGAAAAATATTGCAAGACGTGTCAGCACAAGGAATTGGAGGAAAAATTCGATCCTTGTAATAGATGCTTAGAACACGGTTGTAATCTTAATTCCCGTAAACCTATTATGTGGGAGGAAAAGAAAAAATGAAATCAACAGATAGTGTTATTGTAAGTTGGGATTTTTCTCGTGGAAAAGATGTCGGTGTTTTAATTGTTGGTAGTCAGAAAAACGGGCAAGTGGATGTCATCAATGCCTATCAAGGAAAGGAAGCATATGAACTTTATCGAAAACTTATCATTCAGAAGAAAGGAGCAAACAAATGAGCTTTCAGTACGATCAATATTTAACTCAGCATCGTTCTAATGTAAAAAGAGGATTTGACTGGATTGCTGAAAATCTTTCAGAACTTCTAGTCGATGGATTCGATTATGGATGGCAGATTGAATTTGCACATGATAAATCCAAAGATGAACAGGATGAATATAAGGCTTACGATGCGTATTTTTATGGAGGAAATCGTTCTTATGCGGTTATGCAAAATTATCAAAAAGCTTGGTTGTTACATCTGCATAGAAACCCTCATCACTGGCAATATTGGATTTTGATAAATGATGATCCGAAAGAGGGAGAAATTATTTTGGAGATGCCATACAATTATATCATCGAGATGATTTGTGATTGGTGGGCATTTAGTTGGCAAAAAGGAAAGCTGGATGAGATATTCGGCTGGTATGATGAGCATTGTAAGTATATGAAGCTGCATCCAAAAACTAGAAAAACCATTGAAGATATTCTGGAAAAAATGAAAACAAAGTTGGATGAGATCAAAGAAAAAAATGAACTACAGAATTAGACATATTTTGGCTCGGATTCTTTTTTAATTAGTGAATTCGGGCTATTTTTATGTCTTTTTGAAGGAGAGGAAGATGAAGCAACCGAAGAAATTAACCCGTGAACAGAAAGAATGTCTGTCTGCTCATTATCTTAATTGTAAAGATTGGATGTTGGTGGAGGAAACAGATTTTTATTATCGCATTATCAATAAGAATACTGGTGTGATAAAGAGCGTAGATAAGTTTAGAAAAATGAGAAGGAGAAAATGAAATGAATTCTAAAATTATTGCAGTGGATTTTGATGGAACTTTATGTGAAAACAAGTGGCCGGAGATTGGTGAGGCAAATGAAGATATGATTTACTATCTTAGAAAAAGACAGGCAGAAGGGGACAAACTAATTCTTTGGACCTGTCGTGTTGGTGATATGCTTCGGAAAGCAATCAATTGGTGCTACAATTATGGTTTGATTTTCAATGCAGTCAATGAGAACCTTCCTGAAATCATCGATAGCTTTGGCTCTGATACGAGAAAGATATTCGCCAACGAATATATTGATGATCGTAATCGTCTTATCAGTTCCTGCCGAGAAAAATCGAATATGGAATTATGGGTAGAGAATGAAGTTCGAATCGCCTGTGAACATGAGAGAAAAGCATCCGGAACAAAAGAGGAAGAACAGGATTATGGTTGTGCTTGCTTCGAAAGTGCCTTAAAAGCATATCGAAGCCTTCTGGAAGACGGTCATTCTGGATTTAGTATCGGTATGACAAAGTATATTTTGGTTCGCATGATTGAAGGAAAACCGCTCACCCCTATTGTAGATACGGAAGATGTCTGGAGCGATGCTAGAGATCGAAGTGGTCATCGAGGAGAAGTTGTCAATTATCAGTGTAAGCGCATGAGTTCATTGTTTAAATACGTGTATGCTGATGGGACAGTAAAATATCGAGATGTAGACCGGTTCTGCGGTATCAATTTGGATAACCCAAATGTTTCGTATCATAGCGGTTTAATTGATCGTGTGATGGAGGAAAAATTCCCGATTACCATGCCATATTTCCCTGAAAGTAAGCCTTTCAAAGTGTATTGTGAAGATTTTCTCGTCGATTCTAAAAATGGAGATTATGATACAGTCGGAATTCTGTATGCGATTGTACCGGAAGGATACAAGGTAGAAATTAACCGATTCTTCAAAGAGGAAAACAACGAATTTGTTGAAATAACCGAGGTAGAATACAACATGAGAAAACATTGTTGCGGATGTTTTGGAGCATCAAATAACGATTGTCAGAGATGTGATGTTGTGGAGGACGATAAGGAAAATGAATCGAAGTAGATTTATTCAAGGACTAAAAGGTGACATTCAACTTTCTGAAAAAGAAAGGAAACGAATCATTCGAAAGAGTCTTCAAAAGTATTCCTGGAAGACGAAATGTACGGTAGCAATGGAGGAATTCGCAGAGCTTCAGCAACAGATTAGTAAGCAAGTTCGAGGGTATGGGGACAGAATAGGACTCTTGGAAGAGATGGCAGATGCGTATATTTGTCTAAACTTCCTGGAGTCCATTTTTGATATTAAGCCGGAAGATTTGCAGAAAGCCATTGATGTGAAGTTGGAGCGAGAAAGGAGAAATTTATGAAAAATATACTTTGTTGTGATTGCCAGTATTGTGGTGATAAATATAGTTTTCCACTTCCAAACGATTTAATAGAAGTCGATTCGGAGAACCCTTTTATTAAACATTATTACTGTTGCTGTGGGGACTCAGAATTTTACGGAAAAGATATCACAAATTTAGACCTTACTAAATGCGACTCTTTTGAAGAATTATAGGGAGGAAAATGTAGTGACAGGACTTAGTGTGCAAATAGAGTTAAAATCCAGACTTTGTCAAGTCGGCGAAAAATTTGGATATTTCCACGCATGGGAACATTACTCAAAACCTTTGGAAGCTAGTCCTCTTATGGGTGGGGCTCCAGCAGGAGTATTTAGTAAGATGTTTGGCATTGTAGAGTTTTCAGATGGAGTCAGGCGAGTCGATCCGTCTGAAATCGTCTTCTGTGACGAAGAGAACGAGATACTCTCAGAAATGGAGAAAATGCGAAAATGAATAATGACATACTAATTATAATTTACAGAGACAACTATGAAGATATGTTCAGAGCGATGAATGAATTGATGAACTATCTGGTGGATCTTAAGGATAGCATGAGCATTGATAAGCGTCGAGCTACTATCGATATATGTGGTCATATTAGAGTTACATTTCGATGTAGAGACGTATATAAAATGGCAGGGTTAAGACCCAACTATTATGAAACTTGGAGCTGGGAAGCCGATAAATTTCTCGCTCCGTCGGCAGCAAAGTGTTGCGGAAAAAAGATGCCTTCTTTAGAGGGTATTGCTTATATCATTCAAAAAGAAGTAAAGGAGAAAAAATCTAATGATTAAAATCGAAAATGTAGAAATTATGGGATGGGAACATGTCATCAGGGGAATGCGAAATCCGATGAATAGTTGGGAGAAATCTGATAGCGGTATATGTAAAGGTGGAGACGATGGTATTGGGTGTAGAAATTGTGCCGCTTATGATTGCGAACATACATATGATCAGTCGTGGCAGCTTGGAAAAGCGGATCATGAACTGATGATGCGATTGGCAGCTGGTGGTCCGACTCACGCAAAGTATCGCCGAATGATTACCGTCTATATGGACATCACAGCTCCTTTGTATTGGTGGAAGGAGTTCGATACCTATAAAGTGGAAACTGTTGCTAACTCCTGTTCCACGATGCACAAAATTTCGGAGAAGAAATTTACGCTGGAAGATTTCTCACATGAGTATTTGATTAGACATAGGAGTGATGATAATAAGGGATATTCGGAAGTACAAATGTGCGCAGACAGTGATGTTTGTATTTGCTTTCCAGAGGATATTCTTATGCTTATCATTGATAATTTGAATGTAAACCGTGACGCATTTCTCGAGACCAAAGACAAAAAATACTGGTGGCAGATGATTCAGCTTCTTCCAAGCAGTTACAATCAGAAACGGACGATTATGCTGAATTATGAAGTGCTGGCTGGTATTTATCCGATGCGAAAGAACCATAAACTCGATGAATGGGTAGAATTCTGCAAGTGGATTGAAAGCTTACCATATTCAGAAATTATTGTTGGTAAAAGCAAGATGATTAAATATTATGAATCGGTGTTTTACAACACGTTGGAGGAATTAAATGCTACCTATAAACATAACCATCCAGATGTGTTACGCCTCAAAAAACAATACGGGAATGGTGTTCAGTTTAGCAGAATAATGTATCCGGAAAATATTATGCCGCGATTTGAATTATCTTGTTATAGGATTTTGGAGGAGGATTGAGTGTGTCGATAAAGGTCAAAGATTTATTACCTCTCATATGGTACAACGATATTCGTTTAGTTGTTGGTGCGAACGAAGAAGTTTGCCTAATACGAAAAGATTTCAATAAAAAAATACTTTCCGACGAGTGTCTCAATATGGAAGTAGAATGTATCGAAAACGACGAATGCATTCTTGATACTGTAAATATTCATGTGAAGAAAGTATAGAGAGGAGATTATGATGTCTAAAGTTCCATTCGCTGAGTATAAAATTGGTTTTGAAAAATTTCTAAAAAGTGAAAGCGGAACAATTTATGTCCAGTGTAAGACATTTAATGAAGCTTTATACGAATTACAAGAATTGATGAAAATGGTCGACTTCGAGAAATTCCACGCTTTATCTTATTCGACTTCGGATAGACTTTACTATTGGAATTTTTATAAAGAAAATACGATTTTCTGTTTAACAGACAGAGGCAGTACCTTCACTCATATTAAACATGTTCGGGAAAAAGGGGGAAAAGTTTTCTCTTGTAAAGGATTTGAAAAGCGAATGAAATATTTTATGTATATTGATGGAAAGGAAGGTTCGACAAAATGATATTTACTTTTATTCAGCTACTTATCATGTTCATCACTGTTTACTTATGTGTTTATTCCCTGATTGACCGAGTGCTGAAATGCATCGAACACTGTGCAACAGCGAAAGCATACGGAAAATTCCGAGAGGCGGGAATTATGACAAAAATGGAAGCCGTTGAAGAAAATATAATCAAATCAACAAAGGAGAAGGACAATGTGGAAAAAGGAGTTAATTAAAAATAAAATATATGCAGTCATTTTAATGTGTGGCGGAGCGTTGGCAATCCCATGGTGTGATGGGGATGCAACGTTCTTTTTATTTTCCCTGATGATGGGGATACCGCTGTTCTTTGCAAAAGAAAATTGGATTTATGAGGGGGGAAGAAGATGATGGGACGAGCAGAGAGGAGACGTACTCAGAAATTAGAACAAAAAGCGAAAATCGCCACATACAATCTCACAAAAGAACAGCTCAATATAGCGGTACGAGAACAAGTAGGGAAAGAGCTTGAGCGTATTAAGCAGGAAGCTACGGATGATGCCGTAAATACCGCTATGGTTTTACTCCTGACTCTCCCTTTGGAAGTGTTAATGGATCATTATTGGACAAAGACCTATGCCAAGCGTATTCCGAGATTTACTGAATTGGTTCTGGAATATTACGAACGCTGGCAAAACGGAGAGTTGGATATGGATAAGTTAAAAGAAGATTTATGGGAATACGGTGGTGTTAAATTAGTAGAAGGAGAGGGCGAAACAGCATGAAATATGTAATTGGAATTATTATCGGAATTGTGTGTCTGGCGGGAGTAATAGCATTAAAAGCAATTAGTGCGTCTACAACCTATATGGATGACTCTTTCCGATGGGGAGGACGAGATGGGTATTAAAAATGATTGTCGAAGAAATACAGAGGGATATTCAGACCCGACTGCCTATGAAGCACTGAAGAACATGGAACAGGAAGAGGAACGGTTCCACAAATTATTGGACACTATCTTTGCTCTTTGTGAGTTGTCAGATTTTCATGTTGAGGAAAGGATAGTTATCAAGGACAAACGAACAGGACGAATTTGGAGGTGATATATAAACATGAATGATTTTCAGAAAGCAATTGATACGATTACGAAAGCGTTTGAAGACCTTGTAGCCAAGATAAAAGAGATGGCAGACACTCTGAATGAAGCGTTTGGATTCTCTAGCACCGAGAAAGAGAAGAAAAAGAGTCCAAGCTCTCCGGCTCGATATGGGATGTCTTTGAAAAAATTCCAAAGAGAATCTTTCATTAAACAATATTCTTACCGTCCGATTGCTCGGAAACATTTACCTTACCAGAGGAGAAACTATTAAAAACGTCTGTACAAAACTTGAAGGTGGGTGAAAATTACGCCCACTTTTGAGTTTTGAAAAACGGGCTTTGGTCACTTTTATTTGGGCTTTTTGAGAAATGAGGGGAATTTTGGGAAAGGATTCGGACAATTTTGGTCAAATTTGTGGCCACTTGCCCACTTTCTGCCCGCTTTTAAAACCCCGATTTGGTCAGTAAAAACCCAGTATTTATGCGGGTTTGCGGGCTTAAAGCCCACTTTCCCACTTTTTTTCTTAAACTATTATGATAGAAAGTTAAAAAGTATATAGTAATAGCGAAAAAAAAGTGGGTTTTTGGCCACGAGCAAAAATGGAGGAAATGATGAGCAAGATCAGTTGGGAGAGCTTGTATGAAAATTTTAAATCAATTTATCCAAGGTTGTCGCGGTCATCCGTATATTTTCGTCCATTTGGGTATATGAGTATAGTAGTGTACTTTGAGGATGGAATGAAAATGATCTACGATGACCTTAGAAAACAAGCCTATATCACAGCTTGAAGAAAATGTCAAGAGCCAATGAAAAATTTCTTTTCTTTACTCTTGATCTGTGTTATACTGTAAATGCCACACAATCGCATAATTGCTTCGTTTAAGGGAATCCGCTTTGGTAAAAAGTGTATTCTCTCTTTACTCATACCTTGAACGAGGCGAGATTGTGTGGCAACAATGGGAGAGCACTTTTTCGGGTGCGTCTCTTGTTGGGGCCGCACCTTTTTTATTGCCCTAAAAACTGAGTGGAGGAGAAAAAAGATGAAACATAAGTTTCTGGCGATTGTAGCAGTTTTGACGGTTCTATTATCTGGATGCAGTAGTGAGAACGATGGAAAAATTCACATGCCGTTTGGCGGAAACGATTATGATGGAGTTAATTATCAAGAGATAGTCTCACAATTGGAGGAAGCAGGTTTTACCAATATAAGAGAAGAGCCTCTTGGTGATTTAGTAACCGGATGGTTAAATGACGAAGGAGAAGTGGAGGAAGTCTCTGTTGATGGCGATACCGTGTTCAGCACCGATTCCAGATATTTACCAGATGTTGAAATAGTGGTTTCTTATCACACATTCCCTGGCGAGGAGGAATCATCTACGGAAGATGAAAATTCGAATTCAGAAAGTAATGAAAATGAAACTTCTGAAAATACAGAGTCCACTAACGAGGCTCCAGAAGAAAATTTAACTCCGGAGAATAATGAAGACTTAGCAGCAGTTTTATCAGCAACGAATGAACTTGATCCAATTTATTCGGAATTTGCAGAAAAATATAAAAATCAAATTATTGAGTTTGATGCGTGTATTACCTATTTGACAAATCACGGAGATAACGACACAAGATATGATTTATTATTGTCTGCGGGTGATTATGAGGATGAGAATACAGTAAACCCTGGACCCATTTTTAAATTTGAAGATGTAAATACTTATGGAATGGGAATCGAGGATTTGTATCTTCCAGATTATATAAGTATCGGATCAAATATACATGTGATTGCTGAAATCCAATCGTTTAGTGAGAACGAAGGAGTGTTTTTCCTTAATCCTGTGAAAGTTATTCCTCGATAAATATAAAAATCATTTAGCCTGTACCTATTGATTTAGGTATGGGCTATTTTTATGTCTACTTTTGTTTTTTCGCGCGAAAAATACATCGACTGTTATGAAGAGAGAGGGTTAAAATAGCCATTCTCTCTTTTATTTTGGAGAAAGGAGGCTCGCTTATGCTAGAAAGCGAATTTCAGAACAAACTGATTCAGGAACTGAAAAGAATGTTCGAAGGCTGCATCGTAACAAAACTGGATTCCAGTCACATTCAGGGAATTCCCGATTTGCTGATTCTTTATAACGATAAGTGGGCCACTTTAGAATGTAAGAAAAGTGTTCGCGCCAAGAAACAACCAAATCAAGAATATTATGTTGGACGAATGAATGAGATGTCATTCTCAAGATTTATTTGTCCAGAAAATAAGGAGGAAGTGTTACATGATCTTCAACAAGCATTCGGCTCTTGAAGGGCAACACGCCTTTCTTGGCGCAAGCAAATATCACTGGATTAACTATGACGAATCCAAAGTTGCAGAATCGTACTCAAAATTCCTTGCAACTCAAAAAGGTACGGAGCTTCACGATTTTGCAGCAAGATGTATTACACTTGGACAGAAACTTCCGAAGTCTCAGAAAACATTGAATATGTATGTGAATGATGCGATTGGTTTCAAAATGGTTCCCGAGCAGCCACTTTTCTATTCGGAGAATTGCTTTGGGACAACTGATGCGATTGCATTTAGAAATCGTATGCTTCGTATTCACGATTTAAAAACCGGCGTCATTCCGGCGCACATGGAGCAGCTTGAAATATACGCTGCTCTTTTTTGTTTGGAATATAAAATCAAACCGGCCGACATTGAGATGGAACTTCGGATCTATCAGAACAACCAGATTCTTTATGAGAATCCAACGGCTGAAACCATTGTTCCCATCATGGACAAGATTATCACATTCGACAAAGTAATCAACAAAATCAAAGAACAGGAGGGCTAAATTATGAATCCGATTGCAGAAGAAATTTTGATGCATTATGGAATGCCCCGTCGTTCTGGTCGTTATCCGTGGGGATCTGGTGAAAATCCTTATCAGCATAGTGGGGACTTTCTGAGTCGAGTGGATGAACTGAAAAGTCAGGGTATGAGCGATACAGAGATTGCAAAAGCTATGGGTTTAACCACCACGCAATACCGTACGCAGAAATCTTTAGCAAAAGATGAACGGCGTGCCCTGGATGTGGCAAGGGCAAAATCTCTTCGAGAAGATGGATTGAGCTTAAATGAGATTGCGAAAGAGATGGGGTTTGCAAATGACTCTTCTGTCCGTTCCCTTTTAAATGAAAATTCCGAAGTTCGTATGAACCAGGCTAAGACTACGGCAGAATTTATCAAAAAACAGATTGATGAAAAAAGTATGATTGATGTCGGCGCTGGTGTGGAACGTGAGCTTGGAATTTCTAAGGAGAAACTGAACGAAGCACTCTATATGTTGGAGCTGGAAGGGTATCCTGTCTATGGTGGTCGAGTGGATCAGATAACGAATCCGGGAAAGAAAACAACGCTTCGAGTAATTTGTCCTCCTGGAACAGAGCATAAGGAGATTTATGATTTTGAGAATATCAATTCTCTGAAAGATTATGTCTCCCATGACGATGGAGAATCCTTCGATCCAAAGTTTGTCTATCCGAAAAGCATGGATTCGAAAAGGCTTCAGATTCGTTATGCAGAAGATGGCGGGGAATTAAAGGATGGTGTTGTCGAGATTCGAAGAGGCGTTGATGATTTGTCTCTTGGGGAATCTCACTATGCTCAGGTCCGAATCTTGGTTGACGGAACACACTACATCAAAGGAATGGCTGTTTATTCAGATGACCTTCCTGACGGAGTGGATGTCATGTTCAACACCAATAAGAAAAAAGGCACTCCGAAGATGGATGTTTTGAAGCCAATCAAAGATGATCCTGATAATCCATTTGGTTCTTTGATCAAAGAAGGAATCAACGATCCGGATAATCCCACAACCGAAAGAGGGGGACAGAGTTATTACTATGATAAGAATGGTAAGAAACAGCTTTCCCTTATCAACAAACGTGCGGAAGAAGGGGATTGGGGGGAATGGGCTGATAAGCTTCCATCTCAGTTCTTGTCGAAGCAGAGCAGAACTTTGATAAAGAAGCAGTTGAATTTGGCAGCAGCAGATAAGCAGTCTGAATTTGATGAGATTTGTTCTCTTACAAATCCAACAGTGAAAAAGGTTCTTTTGAAATCTTTTGCTGATGACTGCGATGCGGCCGCTGTTCATTTACAGGCAGCCGCTCTTCCCAGACAGAAGTATCAAGTCATTCTACCATTGACCTCTATCAAAGACAACGAGGTCTATGCTCCGAACTACAAGAATGGAGAAACAGTAGCTCTTGTGCGGTATCCTCATGGTGGAACTTTCGAGATTCCTATTCTAACTGTTAATAATAAGCAGCCAGAAGGAAGAAGAGTTCTTGGAAATACACCGGCAGACGCTATTGGCATCAATAAAAAGGTGGCTGACCGTCTTTCTGGAGCTGACTTCGACGGCGATACCGTTATGGTGATTCCGTGTAATTCTTCTAATAGCAGGGTGAAGATTACTTCTACTCCACAATTAAAGGGACTAGAAGGATTTGATCCTAAGATGTCTTATGGAACTATTAAAAAAGGTGACGATTACTATAACAGCAGCGGTCAGAAGATTAAGATTATGAAGAATACCCAGACAGAAATGGGTAAGATTTCAAACTTGATTACTGATATGACGCTGAAAGGCGCTACTCAGGACGAGCTTGCAAGAGCTGTACGTCATAGTATGGTCGTCATTGATGCAGAGAAGCATAAGCTGGACTACAAGAAGAGCGAACAGGACAATGGCATCACTGCTTTGAAGAAGAAGTACCAGGCTCACGAGGACGATGATGGTTATGGTGGAGCTTCTACTCTGATTTCTCGTGCTAAGTCTGAGACTTCTGTGCTGAAGAGGAAAGGAAGCCCGATTATTGACAAGGAAACCGGAGAACAAAGCTGGAAGAGCGTCAGGGAGGAGTATGTAGATAAGAACGGAAAGACCCAGGTACGAACTCAAAAGAGTACCAAGATGGCGGAAACCAGAGACGCCCGTACTTTATCTTCTGGAACACCGCAGGAAGAGGCATATGCAGACTATGCAAATACCATGAAGTCCCTGGCTAATCAGGCTCGCCGGGAGATGGTTAATACTGGAAAGATAGCCTACTCTGCTTCAGCAAAACAGACCTACCAGACAGAGGTTGATTCTCTTATGGCCAAGCTTAATGTGGCTTTAAAGAACGCTCCCCGCGAGCGTCAGGCACAGACCATGGCGAATTCTATTGTGGCTGCCAAGAAAAAAGACAACCCGGACATGACAAAAGCCGAAATCAAGAAGGCTAATCAACAGGCCCTCACTGCGGCTCGTACTGCTGTTGGTGCTAAGAGAACCCCTGTCGAGATTACAGATCGTGAATGGGAAGCGATTCAGGCTGGCGCCATAAGCGAGAACAAGCTTACCCAGATTCTCAACAATACAAACATAGATACAGTCAGACAGAGAGCTACCCCTCGTGCAACAACAACCCTTAGCTCTGCAAAAGTGAATCGTATTGCGGCGCTGAATGCTTCTGGCTATAGCACTGCTGAGATAGCAGCAGCTTTGGGTGTTTCCAGTTCTACTGTGTCGAAGTATCTGAATGGAAAGGAGTGAACAAAGTAAATGGCGAAGAAGTGTATGCTTACAACCATTGACAATCCTTTCGATCCATTTGAACAGTTCACTTCATGGTTACTGTTTGATGAGGAAAAAGGTTATCATTCATGTTCGTATCTTGGCAGAATTGCCAGAACTTCGGACCAACTCTCCGACGAAGAGAATGACTTGGAAGTTGAACGAGCAATTGATGAGATCGTAAAATACGATTTCCGAAATATTTACAAAAAAGTTACGCGAGATGCGGTGACTGTCTAGGTATAGGGGGGGGGTAGCAAAAATCGCACCCCCTCCGTCATCGCGGCGGTCTTTAAAAATTCCCCGGGGGTATTTTTCGGAGAATGTTTTTACCTTCCGGCAGTATTTAACAGAGCTCATAAGGTTGGCTAAGTAATAAGC